GAAGCCATCAGATCGTAATCATCGATGATATCTTTTACTGTCTTTAATCCACTGAATTGTTTTTTATTGTTGTCCAAGCGAAAAAAAGGAATAACGCCAAAATCTTTGTAGTAAATGGCTTTATCCCCTTTTTTCTGGTATGTAATATGTGGTTTTGGATTGATTTTTGCGGATTTGTCCGGTATGATCTCTCCTTCATCGCTCTGGACGTAATAATATACTTTCTCAGAATCCCATACCTGAATGCGCTTGATTACCTTTTCGCCTTTATCAATGCGGTCAATGTACCAGTAAATCACATAAGCACAGCCATCGTCAGTATCTTTCTCCCTGACTTCCACTACGCCAATTGAATCCGCACACATGAAAGACAGCATGTCTTCTTTATTCCGGTAAGCGAACATATATTCAAAGCCTTTCGCCTGGCATCCGGTCAACGTTTCAGACAGCTCTGCAATAAAATCTTCGTTCTGGTTGAAATATTTATCCAGCTCGTTCTGCAATGCTGGCTCATCTGTTTTTACAAATCCATCAGCACCAGAAAGAATATACTGCACTGCTTGGTCCACCAGCTCTGTAAAGAACGGATGCGATATTTTTGCGTTACTGCGTGTTTTATCCTCAACCAGATTTCCGTCCTCGTTGTAATAAAACATTCTGTAATGTCTTATATCATGATCGCCATCGTAGTATTCCTGCCCTTTTCTGGCGAACTGCTTTTTTTGGGAAACATTATCTTCTTCCATGAATTGTCTTATTTCTTCTGTTGTCAGCATACTTCTTCCTTTCTGGCAATTCTCTCTTTATACAAGCCAGCGTTTTGCCTTCCGCCAGCCTTCTACTCCATATCGCAGCGCTGCCATGGCATCGTCCATTACAGGCACCGGTTCATCCAGGTGTTCGCCTGTCTTTTCATCCTTTTTCCATTTCCACTGCTGCAGTTCTTTTATTGTATTGGTGCAGGATGGATCCACAAATATTTTTCGAGCAATCACTTTGCTTTTGTCCTTCGGATCCGGGCTTCCCTTCAGCCATTCAATCTGTGCTTTCACGGATCCGGCAGAGCCGCCTTTGTCTACTCCCTTTGCCCGGAATCCTGCATCTTTCCACATTTTGATTCGATCCGGTTCCGCTGAGTCACACCACATCTGCCGCTTTTTCGGAATTCCCGCAGCATTTGCTTCTGCAATCCATTCAGCAGTATCTTTTTCAAATCCATACAATTCACGCAGAATATAAATATTTCCATCCTTCCAACCGAGTGGCAGGATAGCATTAGCATGGTTAAAACCAAAGTCCTGCCCGATTGCGAAATCATCATAATCTGATATATTCTGACTGCACTCACGCACTTCCCAGTTATGAAGAATCAGACCACCAATCTCACCCCAATCACCGAGACCATAGATCTGATAGCCTTCTGGATCAACAATCTTTCGTCTCTCCATTCTGGCACGATATGCATCATCTATAAACCGGTTCATCAGGTAGGTGCTGTGATGTGTCAACACATTCGGATCCGGAATATCAAAAAAGACCTTTTTTATCCAATGGTTTTTATTCACCGGATTAAAGGTCAGTCTAATCTGATAAAATTGTCCTTCCGGAAGCTCACCACGCAGACGATCATCAATGATCTCCAGGTCTGCCTGCGTCAGCTCCGTTGCTTCCTCACACCATACATCTGTCAATTTTCCACGCTGAAATGTGATAGATTTCAGTTTTTCACGTTGTTTCTCATCATTCATGCCACGAAAAATAATCTGATTCCCATTTGCCCGGCAGGTCAATTTCAACGGTGACATGTTAATCTGCCAGTACCGGTCAACCTTATCCCCAAACATCCGATACACAGCACCAGTCAGCTCAGCAAACGTGCTGTCACGATTCGTAATATCAGATTTTCGAATACAGACCAGATTCCTGCCTTTATCTTTCATTAGTCGCAGGATATAATTCTGCGCAGTGTCAACGGATTTTCCTGATCCTGCCGATCCTTTCATGACAATATAGCGTTTATGGCTCTGGTCAACCTCCTTGAACCCCGGATTCATTTGAACGTTTATATTCATAAGCAATCAGCTTCTTTGAATGTCCTGAACAGCTTTGGTGACTGAATAGCGATCCAATCAGTGATTGTTTCATCCATTCCCCAACAGTTTGTGCTTCCGCTATTGTTCCACATTCCTGATTCATATAAAAAAGCATGAATAATTTCATGTCTTAATACTTTCTTTCTGTATGAATCCATATCCTGAATTGTATTTCTGTCAGATTCAAATTCTGCAATTCTGATCTGATGAATGCTCTGATCCATGCAACCATCAGCACCTTCAGGCATCTTTCCATCCGGCACATCAAAATGTATTGTGTACAGCGTTCCTAATATCTCAACAACCTTATCTTTCATCATGCTTTTTTACCTCTATTTGTGGAATGTATAACCTGTAAATAGATTTGCACACCGGAATATCGTTTATTACCAGTTGCATCTTCACATACTTTATCAGTTTATGAAAATGAGCTAGCAAAAACAACCTTCCTGCTATTGTTCTTACATATTCAACCTCAATCGGTATTCTCTCAATCGCAAATCTTTTAATTTTCATTGCTATCCCCATAATCAATTTTAATATTGAGTTCCATATCAACGTCTGTCTCGATTTTTTCTGTATACAGCCCATGTGCTTTTCCGAGCAATTCTGCTGCCTTATTCGCATCAGACAGCTTCGCCGGTATTTCTACAATCTGTGGAACTTCTTTTTTTACCGTCTGTCTTCGTACTTTTCCTGTTTCGTCCGGAACATAGGTCGTTTTTTCTTCACTGGTCGTTACCACGATGTGCTCATTCTTTTCTCTTCGCATAACAGAAGTAAGGTATTTTAGTACCTCATCCTGATCTGCAATAAGCTCAGCATCTTTTTCTGCCAGTCTTTTATCTATGTATTCTCTGATGTAAGGTTTTGACAGGTTTTCAGTTGCTGTCTGTCTTGCCGTTTTCTCTGAATACCCTGCACGGATGGCAGCCTGTGTGGCATTCAAATCAATCAGATACTCATCACAAAACCTTTTCTGTTTTTCAGTCAATGCCACCAGTCTCACCTTCCTATCTCTATCTATGCTTCACTCACGTTTATCATCGCCCTACAGATTACAGTTTCATCCGCAATTTTCAAAAAATATATAACTTTATATATGCCGGGTCTCGCCGGGCAAACTGAAATTCTAAGCACATGACCATCCACATCACAGGTACCTTCTGCCTCACACATATCCATATCGCAATTCCAGAATTCATACTGCGCATCTGTAATCTGAAAGGGTAACTCATCACATGAAGTCACTGTCACATACAATCTTCTGTTTTCACCCGTGTACATTCTAAGTGTCTGCGTTTTCTGCAAAATAAGCTGCCCTCCTTTCCAACCTTTCCTGCTCAATCGAATACTTCTGCAGCTGTGCTTCAATCGTAAAACCAGTCGTCTGTGCTTCAATTGTAAAATCTGCCATCTGTGCTTCAATCGTAAAACCAGTCGTCTGTGCTTCTGATGCGTAATCCAGCATCCGAATTTCATATTGGATGTTCTCAATGTCAACCACATACAAAATAGTCGCAACATAAGCCTGATTTCCTGCATCATCCAACGCATAAAGAGCGACGATATACTCGCCGCTCTCTAAAAATGGGACTGTCACCTTCCAGATATTTCCATCTGTTCGGTCTAAGATGATCTTACTGCTGCCAAGCAAGCCCCATACCTGCGTGGTCATTAGTCTGTTACCTCTACAGAAATAACGAATGTCTTACCACAATCAACCGGGTTCGGTGTGATAGTTGCAGATTTGATAACCGGAGGTGCAGTATCCAGTTTCACTGTTCTGGTTACGGTTGTTGTCTTTCCTGCTTTGTCTTTTGCGACAATGGTGATAGTATTGCTGCCCTCTTTCAGCGTTACATCGTTGCTGAAGGTTCCACTAGGAGTAACGGGTATGGGGGCTCCATTTACAGTAACTGTAACCGGCTTGCTGGTTGCATCGTCTGTGGTACCTTTAACCGTTACGGTAGATTTATTTGTAATAAATCCTTCGGCCGGTGCAGAGATAGACAATGTCGGAGGAATCGTATCAACAGTAAATGTTACGGATTTCTGCACAGCTGCATTTCCATCGTAGTCACTCGCAGTTGCCACAACGGTATGTGCTCCATCTGACAGAGCTGATGCTGGTGTGTAGCTGCAAGTGTAGCCGCCTGTCACTGCAGTCTTTGTGATCTTGGATGTATCTACCGCAGTACCGTCAATTTTCAGAGCGATTGTGGACGGATTAACTCCGGAATCATCATCTGTGATCTTCCATGCAATGGCAGGTGTGCTGTTTGCAAGATACTGGCTTGCAGTCGGTGCGGTGATTGTGATCACAGGAACAACTTTCTCTTTTACCTGCAATCTCAGGCTTGCACCCAATGTGCTGTCTGTTGCATCTTTTGTGGTTACGTTTCCAGCATCATCGGTTGCTTTTACCGTTACCGGATAATAATGTCCGGATAATGTATAACTGGATTTTGACGGAGCTGTAATGGTTGCTTCGTACTTGCCTGTGTTGGTGTTTTTTGTAAGCGTATAAGTCTGGCCATTAATGACCGCCTGAACTGTTTTTACACTCATACTTTCGTCTCCTTTCGCATAATCGTGTGCATAATCATATGGATAATCCAGCCAATACGCTTTCTTTTCCAGCGTAACGCGGACTATATAACTTTTTCCTGTCTGGACCGGGTTCGGATCTAGTTCTGCTTTTGAAATTGTGATCAGCCTGCTTTCTGCCATAGTCCTCTCCTCCGGTTATTTTTTGTATAATAAAAGACAGCAGGTAAATCCTGCTGCCCTAGTCATTTTTTATTTTTCCATGTATGCTGTTCTTTCATAAACATCTCATATGTAGCAGTTGGACTATTGCAAATAATTTGCATAATCTTATAGTGTAAATATTTAAGTAAATTAACTTTTTTATCTATAATATATTTCAAATCCTCATCACTACATGTAATTATTATTTGTTGCTTATTTGATGTTTTATGGAGTAAATAATGCTCTCTTGAAATTTCAAAACATGGCTTCGTCGCATCCTTTCTTCCGAATACAATTCCAAACTGTGCATCATTGGTATCCATGATACTTTGTAATTTATTAATATATGTATTATCTGGTTTTTCCTTTTCATTCTTACATTCTATAATAAAAAAAGGTGATAAATAATTAAATACTGACAAATAAATTGTATCAACACCGCAAAGAAGAGTACAATCAAATTGATTTGTTTTTGTTTTTACATCATTCGTCCCTCTTACATATCGAATTTGATTAAATATCTCTAAAACTAATGTTTCTAATGCTTTTCCCTTTGCTGTTGTATTTTTTCCATAATCCAAATCAAGTTTTTCCCTTTGCTCAATAAACTTTTTATAAGCTAACTCACTCGGATTATAGAAAGTCTCATAAAGAATATCTGGCTTATTTAAAAGTGAGTCAGCTTTAAAAAAATTTGCATCTGATTCTTCACTTTGTTTCAACTTTTTGTCTATTGCTCTTGCTATTTCATCTTCCGAAACATCTGCTTGTTGAATAACCTTATATGCTACATAAATATCATCTAAAGTTATTTTTTTATCTTCTCCACATTCATCGCAAAAAACAGGATTTATCAATACATCTGCCACTTCATCTTTTGTAATAATATCCAAATTATAATCACAATCTGGACATTTAACTAAATAATAGCTTTCCAAAATATGTTGCTTTTCCGCAAATTTTAATATTGACTCCGCTATAGAATATTTTGCTCCCAGTCTTGAAGACACTACTGACGCAGTAATATTTTTTTGATTATTTCTAGGTAATGTAGCAAGCCAATAGTCAAAGCTTTCCACAAAGTCCGGATTCAATACATCAATAATTGTCAAAAATTGTTTGTAAAACATTCTGTATATCAGCCTCCTCTGCATATTGCATAGTCTTCACATAACCGTAATTTTTATGCGTTCCTAGCTGAACTACTAACGGATTCGCTTTTGTGAAATATGTTTCATCGGTACGTTTAAAAATAAGATTAAGGCGCTTACATTTTCTACTTTTTATAACTGATTTCTTACTATCAAAAAATGCTTCTGTGCACTGTAATGGAATTCTTTTATCAGAAGTTGTATCAATCTTTGTAAGTTCTACTTCATCATCTGCACTTACTTTTATAAGATATGCTAATCTGTCTTTTTTAAATTCATCTTCATTATTCCCATTTATAGAAATAAATTTTTCTAATAAGATTTTTGCATCTAATAATGCTTTTTCTTTATTTCTTGGATCAAGATGTAAATCCTCAAAAATTTTATTGACAAAACTATTTGCAATATCCACTTTGGCATTTACTTTTTCAACGACATCTGTAGGTGTAAATGTGAATTTCTCATATAATCGATAAAGCATTTGAGAATTCTCGTTTTTGACTCTTTTAGTATTAGTATCTGTTTCGAATTCGAACATATCAACTAATTTGTCAATAATCGACACCGCATAATCCATGGTATCCACTTTACACTCTCCTAAAAGCATCTGATTATTTTCATCATACCGATATAATGTGGATTTGGCTTTTCCCCTACTAACAATAAAACCTTTATCTAAATAAATTTCTATAAATACCGGAAAAATTGTAGTATCCCCTATCGTTCCTGCTTCGCCATATAGAAATAATTTTGAAAAAGTAAACTCTATTTTTACAACTTCATCATTATCATCTGTACAAATCTTATACTCAATCATTGTACACTCACCAGTATTACGATATGTCAAAATATTCTTCATAGGACAATTTGGATATTTTTCTTTAATTTTTGCCTCTACAAGAACTGGATCTTTATGCCATTCACTAATATTTCTTATTTTTCTGTAACAAATATCTTTGCTACCTTCTTTTACAACTTTTAGAAGCCAATCTCTCGTTTCTCTTTTCGTTTCATTACTTTTTCCTGCGTACGCTTCAATCGCAGTTATATAATCTGCCCTATTCTCTACAAAATCTAAATCATGATTTTTTAAAAAACGTCGCATAATAGGATTCTGTAAATAATCATCTCTATTCATAAAATCAGGTATTTTCATCATTTCTTCCTCCACATACAAAAACCTATTTTTATATTATACCAAACATTGGCATTGTACAATAGAAAAACACCTGCATATTTGTCATGCAGATGTTTCCTTAGGTTTTTATGTATAGAGAAATCGAGCCGCCGGTTTCCGCCTTTGGCTCAAGTATTATTATAACTGTGCATTTTGTGAATTGTGTGAATCTTTCAAATGCCGATCAACTATTTTGCTTATGCTGCTACGTTCTAAATGCACACTCTTTGCAACCTGCTCCTGTGTCACTGGCTTTCTGCCATCAATAAACAACTTTCGGAAGATACGGTGCGCCAGACTATCCTGTATCGCATCTACGAATTGCTCCACCTCTTTGCACTCCTGCTCCAGAGCTTTCTTCCGCTTAAGATCACGGTCCTGCAATCGTTCGTATTTCTCCTGGTCAAACCCAACCACACATTGTGGCATCGGATAACCTTTGCTGTAATCAAATATTACATCATTCCCGATCATAGTATCTGACTTCCAGCGGTTCTGCAGAGCATAATCCAGTTCCAGTATCTCAGCTTTATTGCTCCGGTATGCTTTCAATCTTTCCTTTGTCATCTTCTCCAACGGCATCGCCTCCCTTATTCCTCTCCTGCAGCGTTGCCCTGCTGCCACTTTGCTGTATCTGCTGCCATATCAGATATGACAGGATCCATTCCGGATTACCACCGACTGCTGCAAGGTAATCAAGTAATGTCTCCATTGTTCAACTCTTTGTGCAACTGTTTAGTTGGTGTATCAGTTGGTGTATTAGTTGATCTATCAGGAGAATTGTCAAAAATATTTCCAACTACTTCATAATTCTCTGTTTCAAATTCGCTGATATATTCCTTGTCAATGCATCCCCGCTGAGCCATTACCCAACCGTTTCCGCTCCACTCTACCTCAAATTGCGAAACATCTTCTGGAAATTCCTCATCAATGTGTCCTTCCATAATGTCACCCTCAAAAATCAGCTTGCCATTCTTGTCCTTAAGTCCAGTACACTGGCAAATAGTATCTGGATCAACCTCATACTGTAAAAATCTGTTTGGTAGTCCCCAATCTGTCATTGTTTCGTGCAGGATGTAATGATGCACCGGAACCGGTGGTACATCTCCGATCGGACAATATGTTGTCTCAGAGATTCTGCAATAATATCCCTCTACCCATTCACCTGATTTAATACATTTTGCTTTCGCCAAAAATCTTTCGTTCATCGCTATTCACTCTCCTTTACTATCTTTATCGCATTCGATAACCGAACCACATTTTCCACATATTTGCCATTTTGCGGATCGTCCCAAAACGCTTTACTTGTGGCTACCAGAAAAGATGTATCATCCAGTCTGCGGACTATCTCATCCGTATCATAAGCTGTCGGCTGACTCTCTACTGCTTTCATGCAGTTCTGGATGGCATCATATTCTGCCCTGGCAATCATCTGGTCTTTAAGACTTCCACTACCTGGTGATGCTGACAGTGCGCAGTCATTCAGATGAACCAGTAATTTGTCTGCATCAATTAATCTCATGTGCGTCACTCCAATCTAATTTCTGCCCGCAGTTCGGGCAATATGCGCAATCGCATTCTCGTAATGGAAATGTTCTGCATTCCGGACATTCTCCCACTGCTGTTCCAATTGCTGCATTATATGCAATAGGAATCACTTTTTTTGCTGTCTGCTTGGAATCCCCATTCACAAATCGGCGGATCTCTGCAACTTCCTGTTGCAGCTGCTCATCAGTCTTTTTCATGATTTACCATCCCCATTCTTCCAACTATCCCAGCACTTTTCAGGTAATCATAATAATTCTGTGCCAGTTCTTCATCCACACCAAACTCTTTACGGATTCTTCCAACAGTTACTCTCTTCTGGCTCTTCGCCCAGTTCTCTAATTTTACAGATTTGATAATCATCATTTGCTTTCCTCATTTTCGGATTTTATAATTATGCCTTTTTGAAATAACTGTTTCTGCACTTCTGCATAGTCATTATCTCTCTCTTGGAAATTACAAAATCCATTCCTCTTGCGTGCAGATTTCTTTCCAAAATCCTCTTCGCACCACTTTGCCACCGTCTGCATATTTGCACCCTTGTACTGCTTTGAACGCTCTACACGTTCATCAACAAAAGTTCTGCCATATTTCGAACACAAAGCAGCATATAATTCAGGGGCAGATTGCAGGCTAATGCGTGCGCTCTCTACTCTACTTTCATTTACTTTACTTTCCTTTACTTTACTTTGTGTATTATTGTCTGCATTAACGAAGTTTTTGCTAACATTAACTGGGGTTTTTGCTTCATTAACCTGTTTTTGACCGAATTCAACCAAGAGGTACTCTTCTTTTACTTCATTTTTTCTCCTGCGATCTACTGCCAGAAAATACCTTTTTTGTATTCCGCTGGAAGTAAGTATCCGATATTTACGAAAAAGTTTTTCAGAAAAAATATCCCTTCGAAAACATGTTTCCACTATCTCATTGAGTAATTTGACACCGCAATCTGAACACTCTTCGTACGCAAAAAGAAGTGCCTTTTCATCATTCCATTCACTATAGTAACCATGCTCCCGGTAGATCATCTGCCAGAGCTTAACGACTATAGCAAACCCTTTTAAGCCATACTCGGCTTGAATTAGTTTTATCTTGCTATCCATGTAGCAATCCAGGCTAAAGTAGTCCAACCCCTCTTTTAAGGGTCGTGCCATTATTTTCTACCTGCTTCCCGTTCTCTATAAAGATTCATAAAATCATCAAACCGCATCGTTACCAGAATCTCTGCACGGTTCTTTTTATGAAACACCACCGGCATATCCCCGGTGCCTTCCGCATCACGCTTTGCCTGCTCCATCCAGTCGTAAAGATACATCTTTTCCTGATGTTTTGCTTCCACATGAATTCCGGGCAATCCGACCACATCTGACGCATCACCGGTATTACCGCAATACTGCGCCGTTCTTCTTGCACCAGAATATCCATAGTCTCGAAACAGGCCTGCAAGCTGCCGCTCGAAGCGGGCTCCTTTATCTTTGCTGTTGATTTTTCCCATACTGCTCCTATTTTTATTTCCCGGCCACAGAAGCGACCGGGAATAATTTGTGTGATATACTTTTTTGCATGAACTGTTTCTTTTGCCCTGTGGCAGGTGTTGCAACCTTATGAGATCACTGTGAACTGCTCTTTGTAATCTTCTAATTCAAACTGCAGGTAATCCTTAATTGCTTTCATGGCTGCCACTTTCCATGCGCCGCCGTCAGCTTCAAAAATTGCACATGTGATGCCATCGTATTTATCCTGTTTCATACGGAAAACAAACTCAGATACTGGCTGTTCCACTTCCAGAAATGTCCGATACGGTCTTAATCTTACCGGATTCGGTACAATCGCATCCCCTTTCGAAGCAATACCAGTCTTTACCGTAGCTTTCTGTGTTACACCATCATCGCCATACTCAGCTACTGTACCAGCCTCTACCGTACCTGCAAATTTGAGCAATAACGCACGGTCCGTTTCTGGATCATCAATAAATTTTGACTGCAGGTTAATGCAGAATTTCTCCTGGTCCATAAAATGGTTGAAAACAAAATCCGGTACCATGGCTTTTGCTGTTACCAGGTATTCACGGTCACGGTTATCATCCAGGCAGGAATACAACTCTACTGTTTCCGGATCTTTTACATGAATGATCATATTTTTGTCCATGGAATCAATATTCGCCTTAATGTACTCCACAAGGCTTGTCAGCGTACTCATTCCGATTGCCTTTGCTTTCGGGAAATACGGATCAATACGGTATAACTGCTTGTCAGAATATTCGTCTCCATTAATCATGTATCTCTCTGCATGGCTCAATTCATCCACGATGTACTTAATAGCGTCCTTAATCATCTTTCTCACCTTTTCTACTTATAAAGCAGCCTTTCTAAAATCAACAACTGTACCAGCATCCTCCATGATCTCACCTGTCTCTGTATCTACCGTTTCTGCTTGAACAGGCTCTGCCGGTGGTGTGATCTCGCTCAGATTCATCTGACCACGCACCTGTTTTCCATACTCTTCCGCAAACACCTCACCGGTCTGAAGATCCTTACCGATATAAAAACTGGTGCTCATGTCATGTTGCGGTGCAAGCTTTTCAGACACGACAACGGATACTTTCACATCATCCCGGTTTTCGTTCTGTGTAAATCCAAGTTTGATATCAATGCCACGTTTTACCTTGAAAGAAGTGTTTGGATCCTGCAGATTCTCCACCACTTTCTCAAAGGCACGGTTGAATTTTTCCTGTAACTGACCGCCTACAATGTCCTGTAATCCTACTTTGTTCATGACTCTCATCCTTTCTCTTAATTATTTCCAAACAGTGCCGCATGTGCGTCTGTTGGCTGCTGTACTGATGCTTCCTGTACCGAATCCGGCTGTGACTCTACTGTCTGCACTTCTGCATCAATCACAGAATCATCATTTTCGACATACTCTTTGGTTCCATCCTCATTGATGACCGCCATATCAGAATCAATCGCATTCTGCAGTTCAATCGACATGATGCCCCATTTGCTGATCAGCTGTCGCAGCATAGTCTTATATGCCATTCCATCAAAATCCTTTGACCAGAACGTATATTTTGTTCCCTTATCCAGATCACGCTTATATCCCGGTGAATATTTAACCGCATGGGATTCCATTTGTTTTCTGCTCCAGTAGATTGCTTTGCGGAAACCGTTGGTCAGTTCAAAGAAAGCATAATATCCAATGGTCGGTGCCTCTTCTCTCTCATCCCAGCTATCAACCATGAGATTGATCTTGATATCCTCGTTCAGAGGGTCAAAATACTCCAGTTCTCCTTCTTTGATTGCCATAACATTCAGCTTTTTGTACTGACCGGAACGGATCGCCAGCTGAATATATCCTTTGTATCCCAACTGGAATGTCGCTACCTTTCCTTTTTCCCTGTCATTGAATGGGACCAGATAATAATGGCCAAGCTGCGGCGATGGCGACAATTTCAGAGATTCACCCAGTAATGCCCCAGAAAGAATAGACTGATTTGTACACTCCTGTAATGCCGGATTTGTATTTACTGCAGATACGATTGCCGAAATAAACCGCTGTCCGTCCTTTCCGCCGATGACATTGTTGATCTGCTGTTTTACTGCATCCTGTGTCAGATACGCTGTAATTCCGAAACGCTGGTTACTTTTTGATTTTGTCAAACTATTCTGTACTGACATAACTTTTCTTCCTCCTAAACTGCTTTAAACTCAATATTTCTGCTGTTAAAGAACTCTTTCAGTGCCAATGCATCCTCTGTGGAAAGCAATGCCTGAAATGCTACCCACTGCTTTGTTGGAATCGGATCCGGAGTTACCTTTTCCACTTTCGATACGGAATCTGCATCCACATCTGGTACAACCGGCTGTACGGCTTTCTTTTCTTCCTCTGCTCTCAGTCTCTCCTGCTCTGCTTCATATTCTGCTTTCTGTTTTGCCAGTCTTGAAAGTCTGTTTGCCTCATTCATTGCTTTTGACAGGTCAAGTGAGGAAATATATTCCTGCTGTGCTTCAAAGCTGTATTCCGGCAGATTCACAAGCACAGCCATATCACGGTTAAATCTATCAATAGCATCGATAAAGCACTGTTTTACATGCTTCATGTTGAAAGATGAATTCAGCATCCGGTCATTGAATACTTTGTCCAGCGTCATGCCATCCGGTGCTTCCATCTCAGACCACAGCTTTTTGATTTCTTCCAGTTTCTCCTGCTTCTTTGTGTCCTCATACTCTTTAATCTGCTTGTCGATGACAGCAACCGGTTTATCAATAATGCTGATAATCTCATTGATTCTGCTTTTAAATTCATTGAATGGCTGCATATATTCTCTCTCACGGCGAATACGTTCATCACTAAGTGCCTTTTTCAATTTATTCAATGTTGCACGGTCCGCTTTTGCTTCTTTAATCTGGTCATCGGTATACACCAATGTTTCGTAATGCTGTACCTTTTCTGTCAGCTCCGCTTTTAACTCCTCATAATTGAACAGAATCTGTTCTGGGAGTTGATACTCATTCACTTTTAATTCCATTACTTTTCACTCCTTTTTATATTTCTGGTAATTTCAAATCCGGCATTCTTCTTTCCTGCACCTGCTGCCAGAAGCGTCTTTCTTCTGCTTCCAGATAATCAATATCTTCCTGTACTTCGGATCGCTCTATTTTGTAATGCCGCGTCTGTAAAAAGATTTCTCCATCAAAATCATATTTCAGCTGGGCTTTCAGCACTGCAAAGTCAAATTCAGTGATCAGCAGGTAATGTAATATCTGTATGTAGTAATTATCCGGAATCCTGTCTTTCCACTTTTCTTTCTGCATAGACTGCAGGATGTTAGTGGTTTTGCATTCCCAGATGCCTTTGCGGCCGTCTTCATCAATCAGCCAACCATCCAGAGAAGCATGTCCAAATGGATACTTATCGCTCAGAAACATGTTGTTCTCTTCGTAGCACACCGTATACTCAGGAAAATCCAATCTGAATAATTCCCGAAGATACTGTTCTGCTTCCGTGCCGTATTTTACATAAGGTTTTTCAGAAATATCTTCCTGCTCCAGCTGACCGGTCTTAATCTGCCACAGTTCCACATTCGAACGATATGGATTCATGCCAACAATTGCCGCCGCATCTGATCCACCGATCCGGTTCCGGTGCTGTAACCATTCTTCTCTGTCCTTTAGGACTATCATTTCAACCATGTCTGCTCCTGTTCCACCGCCCTGTAGTCGAACGTTTGTATATATGTAAGATTTATTATCAAAGGAGAATTAAAAAAAACGTATCTGTTTATAATGTCTGTAATCGTCAGTTTTTGTGCTAAACGTCCGACTGCAGGACGGCGGAATTTATTTGATTTTTAAGTTCTAATCTGCTATACTCCAGACATAGGTTTTATTACCTATGTCATTGGTTTAGAGCATGTACTTTCTCAGGGTCGCATGCTCTTTTAATTTGTTCAGAATAATTCCTGTGCCGGCAATCGCCAGTCCAACAGCTGCGATCTTCACCGCCAGAACAAATCCGGCTTGTCCCTCACTAGACAGCCCCATCATTCCGATGGAGGCTATTCCAAGACCTGTGGCGCACAGCCCAGAAGCAATCTTATTTTTCATCATTGGTATCCTCCAGATTAATTTCTTCTACTACCGAAACCATCATTAATCCAAGCACTGCAACTCCTCCGGCTAACAACACCAGGATTGCATTTATTACCGTGTGTGGTCTGCCAAAATACAGAAGCACAAATGCAACTGCTGCCACTATTGATATGATGATTCCGGCAATTTTCATCTTGTTCATGGTTTTATCCTTCCTTTGCTTCTGGTATATTCTCCTGCTCAGCTTTCTCTTTCTTCACACGCTCTGCATGTTTCAGAAAGCGTTCCGCCGCCTTCATCAGTGCATTCTTGCGCTTCGTTCTCTCTTCTTCTGGAAGATCTGGGAAATGCACTCTGACTTTGCATCCATCAATGTTAAATGTCTTTACCTTGGAATATGTCATGCTCTCACCTTCCTCTCATAGAAGATATGTGTTTGTAGGTTGTCTGGTTACGGTTCCTAATTGCTTTTTCTGCCGTTTTTTCCTATACTTTGATATGTAGACTCCCGCCAGAATCGAATGCCAAAGAAAGGATTTGCTATTATGTCTCACATTTTTACAAAAGAAAATATAACTTTCGCATTATCAATTTTTGGAAGCTTATGAACTTTATTCACATTAATTCATACATTTTTAATTAACAGAAAGCAGCTTCAAATGCGTGTAAATGGTCATGTATTTGGTGACGTAAAAAAAATGATTGTTCTTTATGTCTCATTCGCAAATAAATCCAGGCTTCCTATATCCGTTACAGATATCTGTATTAAAATAGACGATACATACTATCCTTGCTTACAGCCTCCAATTATTGCTTACGAAGAAACAAAAAAAGTAAACGGTGCAGTTGTTTCGCATAGATCAATCTCTTCTCTTTCCATACCAATTAACATTTCTTCTCTCAGTGGAACTTCCGGATATATTTGTTTCGAATTTCCCGAAGTTTCTTTTCCATCCAATGCCACTGAATTGACTTTTTCAGTATCATCCAATCGCGGCAAGGTATTTGAAAAGAAACTTCCACTAGGCCGTCCGCTTCACTGACGTATTTTCTTTCAGTCTCTATAATTTCTCCAACCGGGCTATGATCCGCTCGGATAGCCTCTGTGTCACCAGCACTCAGGCTATCTTTTTCTGTCATCCATCTAATACCAAGTTTCACCATATTGGCGGCTGAATCTAAAACACCTTTGTTTACCAATATTTCGTTATTTGTTCTTGCCATCGCTACTCACTCCCTTCTTGCTCTGCTGGATCATCTTCTGTTGCGAATAATCCTACGCATCCCACAGAACACTGATCAGATACGCATTCAACGACATTCCTCTCTTTTTGGCTTCCTGCTTTAATTTTTCATAAAGCTTTTCCGGAAGCCGGATTGTTGTCTGTACCATCTCATCACCTCTCTTTCGATATCAAAATGATAGCAAAACCATAGAGGTTTTCTGATGAGCGTCAGCTCAGAGGTTTGTCAATAGACTTTGACATTTATTTTATTCTACTTTTAGTAGAGTAACAAGGCAAAAAAATATTGTTTTGTGGAATTCTATAAATCCTAGAAAGCATTTCCATTTCTGGAATACCCGGAACTATTTTTCCTTTTTCCCAATTTACAATTGTCGTTTTAGATACATGCATTCTTTTTGCCACTTCCTCTTGCGTCATGCCCGCATTCACTCTAGCCGCCGCAAGAGAAATTTGTAATGTTTCCAATTTCTCACCTCTTTCTATCCCCCGTATAGCCGATAGGACAGCTATAGACTACTTATTTTTCTTTACCAGATTTGCCAACAATACAACCATCACAATATCCAATGTAATCTGAATAATATCCATTGTTATTCCAAACATAGTTTTCACCGCCTTTCGACTTATTTCAAATATATCTTGACAATGAACCATATAAAAGGTATTTTTTTCTAAGAGGGAGATCTCTCTCCCTCCACCATACTCAGTTTGCCAGTTTATTGATTAAATCAACGATTTGACCAATTAGACTGATTATGGCTGTGACAAGTGCGATAGTTGCGATATCGTGCTTGTCTTTTTTATTGCCTTTCTTTTGGCTCATTGTTTTCACCTCCCTGTCATTTGATGATATAAGTATAACTCTACTTTTTGTAGATGTCAATACTTTTTGTAAACTTATTTGAATTTTCGTATTGATTTTTTCTACTTTTTGTAATATAGTAAACTTACAAATACAAAAGGAGGGTTTCTATAATGAGTGATGATAAATACAAACAAATATTTTCACAAAATCTCCGATATTATATGTCTATAAATAACAAGGAACAAATTGATCTCATAAATGATTTAGGATTCAATAAATCTGCTGTATCTACATGGTGTAATGGGACAAGACTTCCACGCATGGATAAAGTAAACATGTTGGCAGAATATTTTAATATTAATAGATCCGATTTGATAGAAGATCGTCAAACAGTACCTGATACAACTGTCAAAAGTTTCCAATGCGATACTGATGATGAAGCAAACTTAATTCTCTCCTATCGCAAATTAAACGATAAGAACAAGCAGAAATGCACTGCATATACCAATACACTTCTTACCACACAAAAAATGGAAGATGAACTTGTTTTAAATGCCGCACATGACAATGGTGCAACCCCAGATCAGAAACGGCATGCTGATGATATTATGAAAAACCCTGACGAATGGGAGTGATCATGTGACTTACGAAGAACTTCTAATAAAATCAGAACATGATAATTTAATTGTAAAAGAAAAAGATATCCCCGGTTATGGTGGACGGATTTACAAAAATCGTATTGCAATCCATAAAGGATTAAAAACGCAAACTGAAAAAGCCTGTATACTTGCAGAGGAACGCGGACACCACTTCACAACATCCGGTGATATTATAGATCAGACAGATATCCAAAACCGAAAGCAAGAGTTTCGTGCCAGAATGTGGGCATACAATGAAATGGTTGGATTAATGGGAATAATAGATGCTTACAAAAATGGTTGCCGGAACAGCTATGAAGTAGCTGAATATCTGGAAGTAACAGAAGTATTTCTGAATGATGCACTGAACGCATACAGGGATAAATATGGAGTGTACACCACGGTAGACAACTATATAATCTATTTTATCCCAGGTTTGACTGTATTTAAAAAAGAATAAAAAATTTTACACTGTTATTACTACCAATTACAATTTATGGTAAATATATTTTACAAAAGTAGAAAGGATTTTATTATGGGATTTGGAGATATTTTCAAAATCAAACAATTTAAATCAGAAATTGAACGCCTCACTGCTGAAAACCAGGCATTATTTAGCGATAATTCGTCTATGCATCAGAAAATGAGTGAATTAGGTATATACGATTATCTCAAAATAAAAGAAATGATTTCTTCCCTTGAAAAAGAATACGCTCAAAAAGAAGAAGATTTAAAAAATAACTATGAAAAACAACTGGAAAATTCTCATAAACGTATAAAAAAAGAATTACATGATTTAGAGCAGGAAGTTTCTAAAAAATCGATCAAATGCGATGAAATTACTGCTATCCTTACTTCTTTATCTGCTCAAGAAGAAAAATTGTCAAAAAATATAAAAACTCAGACAAATAAGTTGAACAAAATCAAAGAGCTGGTAAAGGCCATCAATTATACTTTTGATAATTATTTAAATTATGAGCCATCGGCCGCTGCTCTCCGTTTTCCGGAAAATAAATTATCAGATATTGAAGAAATCAGCCCATCTGTAATTTTGAAACTTCACTGCATGGATGTAAAAGATCTGCGCAAAGCTTACCGCCAGAACGATAAACAGATTGATTCTGTATTGCAGAAATATTCAGCTCGTTATACCACAAAAGCAAATCAGGCTATTTACAAACTCATGGTGCTTGCATTAAGATCAGAGCTTCAAAATATTTTATACAATTTAAAATATGAAAAACTAGATACATCCATTGAGGACGTGAAAAAAGTTACCCAGAAATTCTTATTGGTCGCTGGTGAGGGAAATCAGAGTATTGCCGGTACACTCACAAAATTTATCGGAGAAATCGAATATCTCTTTATCAACGCAGTAAAAATTGAATACAATTACTACGTTAAGAAGGAACAGGCTCGTCAGGAACAGATGGCTATTAGAGAACAAATGCGTCAGGAAGCACAGGAACGTAAGGCTCTTGAAGAGGAACGTAAGAAAGTTGAAAAAGAAGAATCCAAATATCATACTGAAATTGAAAAATTAAAAGAACAGCTGACACAGGCTAAAGAGAATGAACTGGAACAGTTAAATGCACGTATTTTGGAATTACAGTCACAACTTGCAGATGTTATCGTCAAAAAAGAAGAAATTTCCAATCTTGCCAACGGAAAAGCCGGCAATGTATACGTTATCAGTAATCTTGGTTCCTTTGGCGAAAATGTATTCAAAATCGGTATGACACGTCGCCTTAATCCGCAGGATCGTGTGAATGAGTTGGGCGATGCTTCTGTTCCGTTCAAATTTGATGTGCATAGCTTTATCTTTTCAGATGATGCCGTTGGTTTGGAGAAGAAGTTACATACCATTCTTAATAACAAACGTGTAAATAAAGTAAATATGAGAAAAGAATTTTTCTATACAACCATTGATGAGCTTGAACAGTTGGTAACAGATATCGAGCCAACCGCAGAATTCAACAAAACTATGTTGGCCGAAGAATTCAGACAGTCTCTATCATCAGATGAAAACTATTCCAACGATTATTTTTTGTCCGATGAAGAATCCGATGAGGACGATGATTAAAACTTACACTTCCCCTGCTCCCTGTGGGCGGGGGAACAATAAAAACTAAATAACATATTTACCAGGGGAGCTGGAGGACGTGCTGCACCCGTCCGAGCCTGTCGGAGGTGGTGCATATGAGTACATATGAGGAATTACAGCTGATTGTATCCGTTGCGGTACTGATTGTTGCAATACTGAGTTATACGCATAAAAAATAGCCGTCCAGACCCTGAGAAAGTCGACGACTATTTTTCGTAAATTAAATTGATTTTCGCCGGGCGGGTGAGGTGCATTCACCTTCCAGCTTTCCTGTTAAGTATATTATAACAAATATGCTTTAAATGTCAATTTAAAAACCGGCTCCTGCTACCAACAGGAACCGGCAAGGAATAACATCCGAAAATGATACTCCCAATTAGCAAAAATATTGTATCATCTTCGGAACAGCTTCGCAAGCGGAACACCCGTTCCCCGCTGGCTGTTATTTTTATACCCATTTTTACATATTTTTACTTAGGAGGATGATGTCATGCAGGAAACAAATATCTCTATCAATGAAATTATTATGTATCTGCGCAAATCCCGATCAGATGATCCGTATATGACTGTGGAAGAAGTCCTAGCCCGGCATGAGCGGCAGCTCCAGGAATATGCTCTCTCCTCTTTCGGATCCATCATTCCGGAAGAACGGATTTTCCGGGAAGTTGTTTCCGGGGAAACCATTGCGGACCGTCCGGTTATGCAAAGCGTCATGAAATACCTTGAGAGCGGTCAGATCAAAGGTGTGCTGGTCATTGAACCACAACGTCTCTCCCGTGGCGATCTGGAGGACTGCGGACGCATTATCAATGCATTCCGGTACACAAATACTCTGGTCCTTACTCCACCGAAAACTTATAACCTCTCTGACGAGTACGACCGGAAATTTTTTGAAATGGAACTGACCAGGGGAAATGATTATCTGGAATATACCAAGAAGATTCTGAACCGCGGGCGGCTGGCATCCGTCAAGCAGGGAAACTACATCGGGAGCATCGCTCCTTACGGATATCGCAAGATTAAAACCGGCAGTGGAAAAGATACCGCACACACGCTCGAAATCGTTCCTGAGCAGGCTGACGCTGTCAGAATGATGGCGCAACTCTACCTTGCAGGAAATGGATTCACACGGATAGCTGCGCATCTGGATTCTCTTGGAATCAAGCCACTGAAATCTGATCACTGGTCTTCTGCTGCCATCAGTGATATTTTATCCAATCCGGTTTATATCGGAATGATACGCTGGAATCATTTTAAAACAATCAAAACAATGCAAAATGGCCAGATTGTAAAATCCCGTCCTACTAACCGCGGAACAGATTACATCCTGGTGCCAGGCAAGCATCCTGCCATTCTCGATCAAGGAACCTTTGACGCCATTGCACAGCGCCGTGGGAAATCTCCAAAGATAAAACGTGGTCATGAACTGCGAAACCCGTTCGCCGGGCTGGTCTTTTGTGGAACTGCCGGATGCGGGCGCTCCATGACATTCAAACAGTTTACAAACTACCGGAGCAAAGTTCCCCGCCGGTCAGAAAGTATGATCTGTCCAAATCAACGTATCTGTCATACCAAATCGGTACAATATAGTGCTTTTGTGGAACGTGTAAAAGAAATATTATCAAAGACGGTGGATGATTTTGAGATTAAATTACAGAATGATGATGGGAATATTGTCCGGATCCATGAGAATATCATCCGGAATCTGGAACAGGATCTGGTGAAATTAAAGGATAAGGATCTGCGTCAGAAAGATGCTTACGAAGATGGAATTTATACCAAAGAAGAATATGCTTCCAGAAATGCCAAGCTGCAGGAACAGATCTGCGAAGTGCAGCTTTCCATCCAGCGGGCAAAAGATACCATGCCACCGGAAGTTGATTACCAGGAACGGGTTTCCCGATTTTCTGACTGCCTGTCTAAATTTGAAGATACAGATATTTCAGCATCGGAAATGAACTTACTCCTCAAATCATGCATTGAAAAAATCATATATCACAATTCCAGTGAATCCAAACCTGGTATCGGACGATTCGTTGCCAATCCCTTTGAACTGGATATCTACCTGCGCCTGTGATCTTCGGGCGCAGGCATTATTTTCACTGTATTAAGGCTTTTTCTGCCTGTAATCTCCTACTTTTATGCAAAAATAATCACTTCCATCATGTATGAGCGAATGAACTGGCTCATATGGAAATGATATGTGCAATTGCTTCTCTTATGTGCTTTAAACCATTGATTTTACTGGATTTCGTGCTATTTAGTTATATAGTTTTGTACCAATTCCGTACCAATTACACCACTTTTAGGTAATTTTCCAGCTTCAAAATCTCCTTTTCGTTTGCTTCTTCTGTCGCATGGACGTAAAGGTTCATTGTTATTGTTATGCTCGAATGTCCAAGGATTACCTGTAATGTTTTTGGTCTTATTCCTGCTTCAATACACCTAGTGGCATAAGTGTGTCTCAGCGAATGCATAGAAAAAACATCCACGTTATATTTTTTACAATAAGCTTTCAATAACGTATTAAGTGAACTTCTAGTATTCAAAACACCATGCGTATTTAAAAAAATATTATTTTTATATTTCAAACTAATTACTTTTAATTTTGCATTTTTTTCTTTTTGTGCAACAAGCAACTTCTTTGCTTCTTCTGTCAGCGGAACAGCCCGTATACTTGTTTTCGATTTTGGTGTTCCGACTTTTATTTTTTTGTCTGTGTCCTGAAATAATGTTTTGTTTACGCATATTTTATTTTTTTCAAAATCAACATCATCCCACGTCAACGCAAGAATTTCACTAACCCTCATACCGGTCTGTAACGCAAATGCAAAAAAATTGTAATTCGCAGTATTTTTTGATCTCTCAAGAAAATCTTTTTGCTCCTGTACCGTCAAAAATCTTATTTTGGGTTCTTCTTCCACTGGTATTTTTACACTTTTTGTTACCGGGTTAAAGGTTATAAAAGAATTTTCAACAGCGGATTCAAAAAAACCATGCATCACTTCACGAACACATTGCATAGTATTCTTTTTCATCCCATTTTCCAACATAACCTCAAATACTTCGCTGCAATGAATTGGTTTGACATCTTTAATCAACATATCTCCTATTACTGGCTTTATATGTCTTAACCATCTTGTTAAATTTGCGCTCTGCGTGTTTGGCTTCCAGAACGGTTTTTTTAATTTTTCATACCAGTAATTAAACCACGATTCAACAGTGGGATTATCTCCACGCAGAACATTACCATGCTCTTTTTCAAACTGCATGTCTGATACCCACTTTCTACAATCCTGTAGTTTTTTAAAATTTTTAGAAATCCTTTTTCCATTGCGATCAGTTACTCTACCCATGTAAAATCCATCGGTTCTTTGAGAAATACCTATTCCAAGTTCTTTTCCTTTTAGGCTTTTTCCCATTATTCGCACCCCTTTCTTTAAAAGAAAAAGCCTTAATACAGTAATTTCATATTACTACATAAGGCTTTAAAAGTCTACATTTCAACATTTTCTGAAATGAATTTTTCAAACTCTTTTCTCTTTATCAATCTCTTGTTTCCACACCAGATAACGTACTTACATCTGGGGTCATTTGTCATTTCTCTTAACCGGTTGACTCCAACATTGCTATAAGCTGCTGCTTCCTCAAGAGTTAATGTCACTTTTTCCCATATTGGCACTACCTTTTTGCTGTTTTCCATCTTCTCCACCTCTCATGTCGAATTTTACTTCTTTCTTCAAAATTGCAGTCACATCTTTCTGTGTAATATATCCGGTTGCCAGATAATCATTAATCAGTGCAATACATTCGTTTACAAAATTCCGAATCTGCTTCTTGCTGAACTTCTCAATCTCTTGCAATTCTGTACACACCATACAAATTGCAAGTGAACAGGCTAACGTAGCAGCTTGTGTGTAATCCATCATGTCTCTAGGGTTCTTTGGATGCTCAATGCCTGCAATCTGGTATCTTGTATTTCTTGGAATCTGCTTACACTCTGCATAAATATCAATATCCATTTTTTTCTTGCAATACAGAATCATGTGATCCACTTTAATCCCGGCTTGGTCGTTTTTTAACACGCAACTTCTAACCTGTTCATTCACACGGTTTAAACGTTTTATCCCAAAACCGAATTTGTCATGTAACACCCACAAAGAAATTTCTTTGATGTTCGTGTATGCCTGGCCAGGCATTTTAGACATCCAGTTAATGCGATTCTGATAAGCACCGATAGCATCAATTTCTGACTGCATCCAGCCATAATTAGGCTTATTTTTTCTTTTCGCTCTTGTTAATTTACTGCTCATACGTTCACCTTACCGCCATATCTTTTGTTCATTTCAACCCACTCTGCATATGCTTCTTTTCCAAATCTCTGAACGAATCTGGCTGCCATGCTCAGTTTTAATGGTTTTTCGACCTTGCCAATCTTTTCCAAGCGGATTTCAATATTCTCCGGTCTGTGCTCATTTGCCATATTTTTTGCTTTCAACGGAGAAATACCAAACGTATCATTAAGCTCCGCAGAAGTTGCTGTTTCTAAAAATGTTTTCCCGTTCACAAAAACTTTGTATTGATTCATTAATTCCACCCCTTATCTAATCGTGTGCGCCAATCATTCGGCATAGGCACCGTAGTATCGTTATTTTGACCGTATTCCGTTTTTTTATCTTCAAGCAAGGATTTTACCGAACATTTATTTTTATTCGCTATTTGAGCCGAATATGAGTTCTGAGACGTATTCTCAATCATTTCTTTGACATCAGATGGCATTTTTGATATTTCTGCTGCCCTCTGTGCTTCTGCCCGGTACGCTCTCAAGAAATTTGATTGTATAACCGTTTCAACACTCTCAAGGTTCGTCTGTGACCAGTTTCTAAGGTTATCTGGTGTTCCGACAGATTTTTGTACCAATGGTGGAAGTTTTGAGAACTCTTCCACCGCTCCGTAATACCCGTTCCGAATTGCCTTGCTGACTAATCCCCATGCTTCTGATTCATTTAGCTGTGCCGGTTCATTCGCAGTTTTGATTTTATCAACGATTTGACCAATGCTTGGTGCAAATCCAGAAGTATCAGACAGTATATATGCCCTTAATCCAGATTCCACTTGAGAATATGAGTATTCAGAAAGTAACAAGTTCCAAGTGTTGATCGCAACAGTTTTATCCGATGGCTTATAATTCGGGTATGCAGCTTGTACCATCATCAGAATTTGTATTGTTTCATCTCTGGTCATTAAGATTCCCTCCATTCATCAAAAACTGTTTTGCTTTTTTCAGTTGAATTTTTGTTTCTTGACCGCTCCCATGTTCGAACCGCTGCTTTCCAGTCTTTCATTTTGTTTTTGCCTATCATCCACCCTTTTGATTCATAGAAATCAATAAAAGATTGTGCATCAATTCCATTTCCACGTTCTAAGCAGTACGATTCAACTTCTTCAACCGTTGGGGGAATAAATCGTTTAGCTTTTCCCCCTCTCACACTCTCCCCTATACTATCCTCCCCTATACTATCCTTACCTATACTATCCTTACCTATACTATCCTTACCTATACTATCCTGGGTTGCCATTTGGTTGCCAGACGGTTGCCATTTGGTTGCCAGACGGTTGCCAGACGGTGTTTTTTTAATTGTAGAAATAGGCTTCCCTTGTTTTTCGTCAAGCGTATATGCACCATTTTCTTTGATATAAAGCATAGATTTTTCGTCAGTATATTCCGTTTCACTGTATCGGTCTTTTCTCAACAGATTATGCATTCTCCAATGTTTTATAACAATAACTCCGCTGTCATATATAATGACAAATGCTTTTGCTATAAGAAGTTTCATGTCATCATCACTAGCGCCCATCATTCTAGCAATACGTTTGGGATTTTTCACAAATCCATCGTCATCCGCATTCATGCAAAGATGGAAATAAAGTGCTTGCGTTGAAAGCGGCATGTCTAAAAATGCATCACTTTCAGTTATTTTTTGCGTAAACATTCTACGCTCAGCCAATTTAATCATCCCCTTTTCTATCTTTTGTTTGAACAATCAATTTGTTTCTTCATATTCTGCTTGTAACCAATCAATAAACCCTTTGTGCCCATTTCTGCAATATTCAGATGCCATGCATTCTTCGCACCGATATTCCGATGTGTACGATGATACAGCACACAAAAACTCTGCCAGTTCCGCATCACTCATGGAACGAATTTTATCTACATTTTTCATGCTGCTACCTCACTAATTTTTCAATCGGTACTGTAAATCCACTGAATCTTTTTTCTTCCAGATAGATACCAGTATCAAAAAAGATAAGTTCATTATTTTGCTTATCATACCCAAGGCTGACGCCATTTACGACAAGGCAATCACGCAACAGATCCAGAAGGACACCGATTGCTTTAATTGTTCCTTGCTCCATAACTTTTTCACTCATATATATCTCCTATCTACGAACCATCTCACCGTTTTTAATCATTTTCTCAAGTTCTGCAACCGGATATGCTTCAACATAGCTTGTATGTCCTACGAATCCACCAGTAAAATGCAATCTCATCCGTACAAATCTTCCGTGATCTGGCATAGATTCTACTACTGCATTTACCCAGTCTTTCTCTCTGATTTCGGTTGCACTGTTTCTATAAATTTTATATTTCTGCCCTACTTCGAACATCACTTTTTCTCCTGTTTCCAATATTTTTCGTCCAAAATGTATTGTCTGATAAATCTATCTGCATATTGAGGATGCATAAGGCTGCGTTCTGTTTTTCGACTTGTTTTGTCTGTTGATTTGACTCTTGCAATAGTACGAATTTGTACTTCTTCTAACGGTTCAAAAACCAAATTATTTTTCGGTTTGAAATTTATAAACCAATACTGCGTAGGTTTTTTGTAATAATCACCATTCTGCGTTCTGTCTTTATCAATCAACGATGGTTTAATGCACCAGTATGTGGTAAGATAGTGTGGCTGTGTATATGGATTTTCTATGATCATTTTCAAACCTTTTCTGTATGCCACAACACATAATTGCGACAATTTTACATAAAATTCATGCAATTCTCTATGCAATCCAATTGAATAATCTAGCTTCTGAATGTTATCCCATCCATTTTGTTGCGTTGCCTGACCTCTAAACAACAACGGAACGCGTGCTTCAAATCTGGTACATGGGAAAAATGCAAGAATCAAATCATCAGATTTTATTTCATCAAACAAACTCGGTTCACCGTTGTACCCCCACTCTATCTCTTTGAAAAGTTCGGTAACATAGTCAGTTTCGCCAAATTCATTCTGAATATCATAATCATAGGCTTCAATTCCATACTTTTTGAAAGCATTCTTGAATGTGCCTGACTGTTCAAATAAACAATGTACTATCATCATAAATCTACCAAAAGGAAACCTCGGTTTTATGTCGCGACAACCTATTCCTTTCTTTGATTTTTAGTTAGTTAAATCTGTTTCTCGGAAGAGTAAAATCTACTCTCTGACCACAGTTATAGCACCACCTGTAAGAGTATTTAATAATATCTTCTCCTGCAAAAATCTGACCGCATACAGGGCATTTATAATCATCTCTGCTACCCTGTACAGCGATTATATCTTTTTCTTTCAGCATTTCTTTTAAACGGTCTAATACCTGTATGCAATCACTTCTTTTCATTCTGAACCACCTACTTTCTTTGATTTTTTATCTAATTTTGACTACTGTGTTGTCTACAAAACCGTTACACTTAGTAGAATATTTACAACCGATTTTATCCAAATATATACAATCACCAAATCTATTAATATTCTCTTCTTTGTAATTAAAGTGGTTCTTGCAGATGTAGCAATAATCGTGTGCAACAAATTCAGAACTTTTTTCACTTAATTTCTGTTGAAGCGATTTATTGATTCTCTCAAGATTTTTGCTTATTCCTTTCTGATAATCCAAATCCGTAACAAGCTTCTCATATGCTTTTTTGCTCAAAATTTTAAACATAAAAATCACTCCTTTACTTCAAACACCACGCATCCATCATTGTCTTTCGAAGTCCGAATTAACTCTGCACTTAAAATACTTTCCGGCAGTTCGTCTGCCGAACCAAATTTTGTTTCGATGCTAACAAATGCTACTTTAAATGGCTTGTTTGGCTTGAGCCAATTTAAAAACTTTTTCACTGTCATTCTGATTCGCCCACTTTCAATAAATCCATAAACTTCTCATACTGCTTCTGCGATACCTTATTATTCGCCTTATCCGCTCTCAAGTCGATTTTAAGGTGTTTTTCAGCGATAGATGATAATTCCCTGGCTAACACCTTTTTACCTTGCTGTATGCCCTCTGAGTACGTTCTTGGTTGTTTATACTGACCGGTCACCTGTTTACCCTTGCCTTGGCTGCCTGCCGTTACGTTATACATCTGAAATCCGGCATCCGCCCACTGCCTAATTGTAGAAACTTCCAAATCATCCATCTCCGACTTTGAGCATGTTTTGTATGTCAACTTCCAACCATAAGGATTTTCTTTACTGAAAAAACCATGTTTTTTAAGGCTCAATGCTATATGATCGTACTCAGCAAGATGTGAAGCACACCTCTCTAAAAGGTTCACGGCCTGCCCTACATAACTCCTGCGGATGCCTGCCTCATCTAACCGATAAAACGCATATATACCGCTTGTGCATGGAATTGACGGGCAGATAGCCCTAATACGCTTTTCTCTTTCTGCTTTCATAGCAAAAACTTTTTTGTAATTAATGCTCATTATTCAACTTTCCTTTAAGTTCCTCTAATTCATTGCTTAAATCATCAATCTTTTTAACTGCTTCACAAAGCAAATATGCATTTTCATTCACAACCCTTACAATTTCGTTAAGACCTGGATGAATAGATGCCCCTTTAATCACATGGATTGCATGCCTATTCCATTTCATTTTTATCACCGTCCTCTGCCAGTTTTGCATATTTCCACTCAACCATTCCTGTTCCGGACCACGATGTTCTACCGCCAAACCAAGTATAGATTTTATTGTTTTTGTATTTCGCAAAATGCGCTTTTCGCCATAAAGCACTTTCATGATCTCTAACCAAAATCGGCGTATCAACCGGCACTTTGCTCCAATCAAAAGGTAACATAGGTTCTATATCGACTGTTGGTTGTTCACTGATAAATTCTCTAATATCTTCATCCAACATCCCGAATTTATTTGTGCCTATTAAGTCTACTCTTAAAAGCATTGCATCCGCATCGATCAATCTCATTTCACATCACTCCAATCTAATTTCTGCCCGCATTTCCAGCAATAAATATATCTGTTTCTATGCATCTCACTAACCTGTGATACCGCTCTGCATGGGCAAACGATAAATGCATCTCCAAATTCATCCGGTTCTTCTATTACTCTCGCTTTTACTGCCACATCTCTGGAATCCCCATTCACAAACCGCCGGATATATGCTACTTCCTGCTGCAACTGTTCCTTATTTTTTTTCATGTTTCACCTCAATATTTAATGTTAAATCCACCGTGTTCATTCACCCAGTCAATGGCTTCTGCGTATGTAACACCATTGTTTTTCAATATATACAGCAGATTGTGAAATTTAGGATGCGTTTGCTTCAAAAGTTCAAATCTGCTTTCTTTCTCTAAGTGGCATCCGAATCCGCACAGTACACAACCGGTTCTTTGACAGCCTGTGGTTTTCAGCAACGGTCTTTCCTTGTCAAAAATCCCAAAATCAGCAAATGACATCTGATTCTCACATTGCCCCATAGCTTCATAATCTGTGACTACTTCGCCATAAACCGAACAAATAGGCAAGTTGTTTTCTTTGATGTAAAGCAACACATCCTGTTCCGTCCAAAAAGTCATCGGCTTACTATGAGGATGTTTCGCATCAAATGCGTTACATCCCTCTTGCATCCACTTTTTGGCTCTCAATGAACTTTCTGTTGCCATTGTTGCAACGAATGGTTTCCTGCCCGTTTCTCTTTCATATTTGTGCGCTGGATTTTTCTTCATGACATCACAGCACTTTTCACTTATCTCAAACGGTGCATCAAGAAAAAATTTATATTTTTCTTGATTGAACTGACTATAATTTCCGCTTTTATCAGTCAATTCACCATTTAATCTTCGAAGTCTAAACTCTGAATCGCTAGGGATAACTCCCATCTGTAAACTCTTGTACTTTTCGTTCTGCTTGTCTGTTCTCCTGTCTATTCCTAGTAAGTCTGCCATGTAGCAAGCATACGGCACCGTCTGTCTGTCTGTTAAGATTGTTTTGTTAGATTTTTGACTGTCAAGGTATTTAACATACTTTCTCGCACCGCTCACACAGTTTGAAACTTCTTTGCTAATCAACGGGAATCCATATTTTTCACAAACTTCCACAAATGAAATCTTGGGCTTCACGATATCAACGTTTTTAAAAGTCATAACAAACTGTTTCAATTCTGGATATTGAGTGGGTACATCTACAAACATGGCTTTAACTTCTGGATAATCTTTCCTTACCAGATCAAGAAGAACGGTGCTGTCCTTACCGCCGGAAAAACTTACATATACTCCATCTTCGCCAAACTCATTAATCCAGTTTCTGATACGTTCTTTTGTCATTCTGATTTTTACACTCAGTGGCAATGCCTGCCACTGGTGCAATTCATCAATAGTGTGTTTACCCATATCTTCACCTCTAATTGAATGGTAACTCTTCCATGTTATCTGGAATCGTCATAAAATCATTTGCAGAACTTACAGGTGTCGGAGATGGCTGTGGCTGCTGTGCCGGTGCATAACCAGAATTGTTAGCAGATTCTGCTCTGCTTTCGCAAAATTCATGCTGCTCTACAACTACATCGGTCGTATACACCTTGTTTCCGTCTCTGTTCGTGTAGCTGCCAGTCTGAATATGACCAGTTACCGCAATCTTCATACCTTTTCTCAGATATTTTTCAGCAAATTCACCCTGTTTTCCAAATGCTTTACAGTTAATAAAATCAGCGGATTGTTCTCCGCCTCTTTTAAACATTCGGTCTACTGCCAGGCTGTAACTGGAAATAGCCATCGGCTTTTCTCCCTGTGAATATCTCACTTCTGGATCGCGTGTAAGGCGTCCGATCAAGGTTACTTTATTCATGTCATACCTCTTTTCCTTTTAGTTCTCACACAATAGCCATAATCGGCATGGTGAATATTATTCTTGTCATAAACGGCACGCATAACGCTTTCAAAGGTGAAGCAGCTACGCATATAATCTTCCTGTCTGCGCCGTTTAGTTTCATCGTTTTTCAGAGTGAACATAAAATACTTAACGCATGTAGCATGGCATTCTGACGTTCTATCTCTGCAATTTTTGCATTCGTTGTACATATTAATCACCTTTAAAATGGTGCAACACTTGGATTGTGTAGTTCCCATTCTTTGCACGGCTCTGCAACGCCCACATTTGACTGTATAGCAACTTTTTTCATTTGTTCGATAAAGTTATCCTTATCTGCATTTTCTCCTGATAAATGGCACATGATTACGTTCTGAACATCATCTGGAGAATAGTTTGCTTCAACAAATTTACAAGCCGTATCAATGCTCATATGACCTCTGAGAACATGGCTTGCTTTTGCCGGATTGTTCATATCAACCATATTTTTGTCGTAGTCAACACCAAGTAAAATATGGTTTAAATCATCAAATCTCCATTTGACAAATTCAGTGTCCGTCACATACAGAAGTTTTCCCATTTCTGGATGCGATATAACATATCCATAGCAAGGGCATTCACTTCCGTCTGCGTTTGTGTGCGTCCATTTTCCATCTTTCGTAGTAAGTTCAAATGCAATCACTCGAAATCTTGTATGGTCGAAATAGAGCCTGACAAGTGAATATTCGTCATTGGACAAGTATGGTGTTGCTACTTTTATTCCTATTTTTCTTAAATTGTAAACAGATTTGCTATGATCTCCATGCCGATGAGTGACTATGCACCCAACCACATTTTTAATATTCCAATCCAACCCTTTTTTGATTTCAGAAATCGGAACACCACAATCAAGGATAAGTGTTTCTCCACTGCTTGTCGTGAGTAAATGGCAGTTTCCAGAACTTCCAGTTCCTATCGTTCTCAAAAACATCTACACCACCTCACTTTCCTTTGCATAATTCAATAAAATCTGCTTTGCTCTTTTCGTGCAATTTATTCACAACAGATTTTTGAGCCAATTCGTGTGTATAAACCGGTCTGCCAAGAAGTTTTTGCATGTATTTATACACCGCATCTCTTTCGTCACCGCTTGTCATGCAGTAGCCTGTGTAAGTTTCAACGATCACACGCTCTTCTAGTGTCATACTTACTCACCTTTCATAAAATCCGGAACAGTGTTCTCTGGTTCTGCTGCTACAACTTCTGCATCAGCTTCGATAAAATCAACAGAATTTTCGTTTTCTTCAATTTCTGCCTGTGCAGTTTTGTAAATATCATCCATCTCAAGAATTGCCTGTCTTGCCATTGGATCATAATTTTTCGGATATTTTCTAATGGCATTGTTGCACATTTTTCTCTGAATCATGCTTTCTGGTGTATCTAACCATGCACCGCTGATAAAAGGTTTTGCAATCTCACACTCAAGCATTTCATCAACTGTTTTACACGCTCTCAAAGCGTTCAGAACCTCATTTTTCTTATCTTTGATTTCTGATTTCTGCTTCTCTGTAGCCTTATATCTGTCCGCACAGATTCCAAAAGTAGCATTCATCATGTTCTGTTTTACATGTGCAAGAAGATTGATTTTAACGCTGTCACGATCAGCAGAAAGATACGTTACTGTTCCGTCAGTAAGCATTACCGGATAAACAACCCTTACGGCTTTGCTTGATAATCCTTTTTCTTCCCATTCCGGTTCTGTAACTGATAATCCTTTGTGTTTTGGCGGGATGTATTTATCTCCCTCTTTTACAATCCAGTGCGGATACACCTGTTTTACATTCTTGCCGTAATTGGAAAGTAATGAATCATATCCATTACCCTCAATACCCATTTCAACCTGTTTCTGCCAGATATCTCTACCTGTCTGTGGGTCTTTTCCTACATTTACATTTCTTAACTGGAAGTAGCACTCTCTAGGATATGCACTCGCATTCAGTTTAAGATTCGCACATCTTTTTACAATTCCAGTCAGATTACTTGTATCTAATTTACCCATATCGGATTTCGGGTCGTTTTTCACAAGATTAAAAATACTTGTCATGGCTTCAATAGCGCACTCTTTTGAATAATCATCTAATTCCATTCCACAAGCCTTATAATCATTCACAATAAGACCCGTAATTGTATTGCTCCACTCGCTTAATGAAGTGGTAAAAGCCTTTTTCTCTGCTACTGCTGTGTTCTCTGCTACTGCTGTGTTCTCTGCCATTATTTCATACCTCCGATTGTGATGTTAATTAATAACCGAAATGCTTCATTTTCTGTAAATCCTGCATCAACAAAAGATTTATAAAGTTTGTATACTTCTTTTGCTGCATCATTAATGCTATTATCTGCTTTTGGCTCTGAACTGGTTAACCGTTCAAATGCCAATCTGGCACCAATGTTGAAATCAAATTTATCTTCCGGATTACAACGTGCAATGGCTTTCTTTCCTGTCGATTTATCAAGTGCAATCACCTGTCTATCTTTTTTGTAAATAACGATGGTTTCTGGTGCTATCTTTTCAATATTAGCTTTGTCCACATATAAGCACTGTTTGCCAGAAAGATGCGTTCCATCAATATCCTTGTCGTACATAGTTCCATTACCGCCATCATGGAAGTCATCAAATTTTACTAAACAGTCAGTTTTGTATTCGAATATGACGGTGCCAGGTTTACCCTTAATATCGTATGTTGTTAAAAAATCGTCTTTAACTTTCACTCTGTCTCCGATTTTAAATTTGCTCATGTTTGAGTACCTCCTTAACATATAAATCCATTGAATGACATAATTTAATGCAATTACCATGCATTGCATGATTTTTCCAAGCATTATATTTTTCATAAAATTTTTGCTCTGACATTTTGTCAGAATTGACAAGTTTCGCCCAAACTCTAATCTTTTTTCGTATTCTTCTTTTGTTTACGCCATTCAATTTTCTTATGTATTTTCCGTCTTTTGTTATGTAATGATGAAATCCTGTAAATAACAGTCCGTTTTTAAATGGAATTATTTGTGTCTTACCGTTAAGCGATAAACCAATGCTATTCACGAATTGTTTTATACATTCAAGACACCATTTCAAATATTCTTTGTTTGAATGGATTAAATAAAAATCATCCATGTATCTTCCATAAAAACTTATTCCGAGTTCTCCGGTCACAAAGTGATCTAATCCATTCAGCATCAACAATGCGTATACCTGTGCGGCTTGATTACCTAACGGAAGCCCAAGACCATATGTACTGTCAATCAACAAATGATTCAACCATTTCGTATAGTCATCCTGGAAATAGTAATCAACAATATCTTTTAAAATATCGTGATCTATTTGATAGAAAAATTTTGTAATATCACATTTTAAAATCCAGCCATCAATTCCATGTTGATTATAAAAATCCAACATTTGCTCTTTTAAACAATCCATTCCAAAATGTGTACCTTTTCCTATCTGCCCGGCATAATTAGTTCGAATAAATTCATTTGCTAATTTTAGATGCAACAAATTATCGCATAAGCAATGCTGTACCACTTTATCTTTAAATGAGCAGGACTTAATCACTCTTTCTTTAGGCTCATATACCTTAAATTCATTGTACGGATTCATCCGGTAAGTCTGATTTTCAAGCTGCTCTTTCAAAATGTGTAATCCCTCAAGGTTCATTATTTGAAATTTAGCACTGCTGCCATTAAATCCTTTGCCTGCTTTAGCTTTCTTATAAGCTCTATACAGGTTTCCAAAATCACATATAACATCTTTATCCATTGTAAAAAATCCTTTGTATTTATCCTTTTCGGAATGGTCATGCACTTTTTTGTATCTTTTTCTGATTTCGGCTTATTGCCTACTCTTACTGTCTGTGTGATACAGAATGGGCGAACACCGTTGTTGTTGTTACAGTTGTTGTTGTTGATATTGCCGGACGGAGAAACAACGGTTTATACAGTACATAACCAGTAAAATTATCTGCTTTTATCTTTCGTTCTCCAAGCAATCGCCATATGCTTGATATCCGAAACCATTTTTGACCAATATTCCATACTTCTTGTGTTGATAATATTCAGTTTCATTGATAACTCAATGTAAAACAGGAGTTCATCACAGTGAGTTATGGCTTTAGTCTGTAATTCTGACCGCTCTCTCCGGTAATACTTCAAATCGGTTCGATTTGCTTCATACAGATATTCATAGATTTCAAGTGCCTTATTCTGCATTTTGTCTACCAGTGAAAATCTGTATTTCTTTGGATATCTATTGCAATTTGAAGTTACACGCAATGTATGTTCTGCCAGATCTTTTGCTTTCAAAATTACTTTTAAGTCTGATTCGGCCATTTACTTATTCCTCTGATTCAAAGATTGAAGAGGAAAAGATACAAACCGGGCGAACACCGCGGTAGTTGCGACAGAGGCTGCCGTTGACATTGCCGGACGGAGAAACAACGGCGACTGTCGATTTATAATTATTGCAAGGTGTGCTCCACGGTGTAATGAGCCACCACCATTCATCAGTATTCGGAATGAATTTTCTGTATTTTCGGTATTCGTCAACCGTCAAAAGAGATACAAAATCATCTGTTTCCCCATATTCTTCCTGTCCATCAAGAGACAACAGGTCTCTTTTAAAAGCAACAATATTATCCTCACCAATCTCTTTGGAAACCTTTTTATAGAACTCTGTGTGGAGATAACTTCTCAAACTACTTTTTTTCCAGTCACTTGAGTTTTCATCAAACTTTTTATCTCCTAATGAGTCACCAATGCACATATATCCAGCATCCGTAATATCAAGGATTTTCCAGTTTATGTCTGCAAGTTCAAATTCATCTCCGATTTTTAATCCTTTCGGAATATGATTTACACCCAACTTTTTCTCCAATGTTTCAACTCTGCTGATTAATTCTGCAATATCATTTTCAGTAATTCTCTTTCCCATAATTATTTATCCCCTTTCGATACAAAGATATTAGATTTTAAGATACAAACCGGGCGAACACCGCCGCTGCCGTAACAGTTGAGGTAGTTGAAATTGCCGGACGGAGAAACAACGGACATGCTATACTTTAATCCTCTATCAGCAGTAGACCACGGTGTGCATGTCCACCACCAGTCATCAAGGCTTTTGTCGGCAAGCAAATTGTTGTATTCTCTTGCTTCATCAAACGTAATAGGTCTTACTTTGCAACTACAATTACAAAATTCGTGCTGCATATCAACGGATGTAAGTTCAACTTCGTGTTCCACAATGTTTTTGGAGCCGACTTCGGATTCAATAATCGGTTGAATTTCGTTTTCAATAACTTTTTTTAAATTCGACTTGTTGTAATCTCGTGTATTTTCATCAAATACAACATTTTCTGCCATGAAACCTTTTGAGATCACGGTTGTCGTATCGAAATCATGTTTCAGAACAATAAAATCATGTTCTCCGATTTTAAACACATCACCCGGATTTAGTTCTGAAAGTATGATCTTTTTTGCGTTTTCTGCTTCTTCAAGCTGTTTGACAAGCTCTCTTGCAAGTTCTAATTCTTTACTCATTTTTTATTACCTCTCTTTTTTCGAAAATCTTTTTCGCAATATGAAAGTGTGCACATTCCTGGTGTTTTATAATTTGAATATCCTTTAGAATTATCGGCACTTTTCCATCTTTTGCATTTCATGCATCTCGCGTCTGGTTGTTTTAAATTCCAGCCAATTCCAACACCTGCCATTATCCCTCCATTACTGGCAACCTACTGCTATCTGTTACTTCCAGCATGATTAACTGGCATTCGGCAGATTTTGAAACCCGTTCTTTGTTGCTAACATCCAATGATTCAGAATCATCCAAAAATACAGGTACGGATAAATCATTGATTTTCTGAATCGAATTGCAAATATCAACCTTACCGATGATCTGATTGCCTTTATTGCTCATGGTTGAAAGAATAGATTTTCCATCAACAGTAGGTATGCATACTGATTTGTAACCACCAGATTTATTCACTTCAAACAGCTGCCACTGAACGGTTTCAAAATGTTTGTTTATTTCGGCAGATAACTTCTGATTTTTAGCCTTTTCCAGTTCACCAAGCAAATAAAGAATCTTTTCTGCATCTGACTTTTTTTGCTCCATATCAATTCTACGATCACGGAGTTCTTCAAGACGCTGCTCGTCTGCGGATGTGTCGGACTTTGAAATCTGGCTTTCACATTCAGACAATTTTCTGCGTATCTCGTTTTCTTCCAGCTTCAATTGACCACGCATGTCATCAACTTTCATTGATTTCTGCAATTCTGCTTCTTTTGCATCAATCTCAGCAGACAGTTTTTTGTATTCATCTGTATCTGAAATATCAACAACTTTCGGGATTGCATCTAACTGCTTGTTATATTCGTCCAGTTTTGAAAGCACTGAATTGAGCTTTTTCATATTCTCTTCTGCCACAGATTCAAGTTCTGCAAGAACTGGTTTTGATTTCTCGATTTCCTCTTTTAACGCAGTTCCTTTTGCTTCGATTTCACAAAGACGTTTCTTCTTGCTTTCCGCAAACTCTGAAACAAGACGTTTAATTTCTTCGTCTGGCAAGTCTCTGTGGCATGTCGGACAAATGGTTGAGTTATCATCGAATTTTTCATTGTTGACAGCTACCCACTTCTTTGCCAACAGTTCTCTGGCAGAATCTTTTTCGCTGATCTCTGACTTAATCCGGTCAACAGCAACTCCATTTTTTCTGATTTCATCATGGATAGAATCTACAAATGCATTTGCATCATTGATTTTGTGCTGTACCTCACGGATTTTTTCCGTATTTTTGTCGTTTGCCTGTGTCTGTAAACCACTTAATTCGAACTTCAAATCCAAAACACCTTGTGCCTTGTCCTGCAAATCATTTTCTAACGCTTCTGCATCCGTCTGTTTCTTGATGTTGCCCTCCAACTGTTCAGACAGCGTATTTTTCAGAAGTTCCAGTTCTGCCACATCAACGTCTGATTTCAACTGAATGTCACGCTGTTTTTCTTTGATCTGTCCGTCAATGATTGGCAATTCCTTATCAATTTTTGACTTTGCTGCCTTATTCATTGCTGTTAATTCATCAGCAGAATATTTTTCAAGCAAATCTGTAATTGCAGAAAGTTCAGCATTTTCTTTTGCCACGTCCAGATCATTGACATTTTCAACCATTCCAAACAGATAGCTTCTCATATCTGCTGTTTTCTGATTCAGAAATGCTCCAGGACTGCTGCACATTTTCAACAGGTTCATGTCAATTTCAAAATATTCATTAAATGCCTTGAGGGTTTTCGGCACTTCATTGATGAAATATGTGTTGTCATCTGAATATCCGACACCATCTTTTTTGTATTTGCGTTTCTGGACCTTTCTGGCAGTCACTTCCTTACCATCAATATCCAATACGGCAGTAACCGAAACGTCCATGTCGTCTACTGACTTACCACCAACAACTCTTCGTACTGACGGATTATCCTTTAACTGGTAATCACATCCGAACATCAGCCATGTATAGGCTGTGGCAATGGTTGATTTACCGATTCCATTTCTGCCGGAAACTACTGTTCTGTTGAAGAAATCAAACTCGGAATGTGGATATGCCATGAAGTTATCAACAATGAGTTTTCTCAATACAATTTTCATTTTTATCCCCTTTCAACTAAAATATCTACACGAAGCATCGTGTCTAACACTTCTAACATGTGTTCTCTTGCTGTTTTTTCAAACAGGTCTAAGAAATCAACATTATCCATCTCATGCAAGCTAACGGCACTTCTTAATGCTGTCCGTGTTTCTGATGGCATATCTCCACGGCGCACGCTTGCTTCATATGAACCAAAAATCTTTGATTTTTTGATTTCATCTCTAAGTTCTGTAAATGCTGTTCCCATTATTCTCCTGCACCTACAATTCCTGTAATTTTTCCATCCTCAATTACGAACTCTTTTCCGAGTGCGTTGAGAATCTGTGACTCAACTAGCATTAAGTCATTTGGATTTGTTACTATCATCTGTATTTTCCTCCTGCATATTTATCTATCCGTCTGGATTTCCCGGTGGATTTATGTACTACGACCAGATAAAATTCTGTTTCTTTCTCAAGCATGTAGTTATCAGCTACAAGCCCCTGTGCCGAAAGAATTACTTTCTGTTCTCTGGTCAACCGTTTTGGCTGTTTCATTTTCCTATCACTTCCTTTTGTGGTATAATCCTCTAAAAAGTGGAGGATTGCTTATGAAAAACAAATACTTTTCTATTAACGAACTTGGCACACCTATTACTGAACTACCAAAAATCACACCGGAATACGAACCGGGCGAATCTCCAAGAGAATTATTAGAGAAGCAAATCGCAAATCTTGATAAATCTCAAAAAGATATGGAGCAACTTTTGGAGCTTACTAAAAGTGAAGCTAAGTCTGCAAAAAAATCTTCAAGAACATCTTTTGTGTGCACAATCATTTCTATAAGTGTGTCTATTGCTGCTATAGTAGTACCCTTGCTATTGAAATAACCAAAGAAACAATGGATAAAACCAGAGCAGAGATGGACAACACTAATGTGAAATTCGAAAACCATTTCATGTTTTTTACCTCTTTCTTCCTTATTAAATGTACCTACACAAGCCGTATCTGAGCATTTGCATCTCTGATCTGTTCCTCAAGCACTTTCGGAACTTCATAGTTGCTTATGAGATCGTGAGCATCATCAATCCATTTTCTCTTGATTGATTTATAAGATGCTACGCAACCGTACTCACGCTTCAGCTGGCGGTAAATATCTTTAAATACTGAACTTCTAATACTTCCATCTCTGTATGCTTCACTTGTCTTTCCACCAAGCACATTTACAACCTTGCGATTAACGTGATTTTTGATATCATCAATCTCGCAGCCGTACAGTGGCATGTCATTCTCCAAAGAATCAATCTTTTTCTCAACGTCAGTAACACGCTCATTCAGTTCCGTGTTTCCAAGTGCCAGAAGTTTAATCTGTTCCGCTGTTGACATCGGTTTTCGATAGCCACCTGTTTTGCGGATGGTTGGGAGAACTTCATCCATCACCCAACTTTCAAACTTCTCTGCTGACGGTAATTTTGATTTCATAATGAGTCGGTACAAATCTCCCTCATTTATGTATGACATTGATTGAACACCACTAGATGTAGGGGTGTCACGTTTCGTTACTCCCTTGCAGTGGTCGTTTACTGCCTTTCTTGGATTTACATATCCAAGTGCTGTTGCTACATCAGTAGCCACAAAATACGGTTTACCGTCAATTTCAATCGTTCGGATTTCACCGAACTCTTCTGAATTAAAAATCTGTAATTCGTTCATTTGTTCTTCACCTGCTTTCTGTGATATAATTGTTCAAAAAAAATCGGAGGATTCATGCAATGATTTTTAAAAATGATATAAAACTACTAAAAATAATCAAATCGACAACGCCAACACTTCCAAACGATTTCTACGACTGGAGCGAAATTTTTCAAATTTCAGGTATGTCTAAAACCGAATATCTCGTATCAATCCGAAATCTTCATGAAAACGGATTGATTTCATTTGGCGACCATTCACAAACTGCTTTCCGCTTAGAAGCTTCAGGAATCTACTTTAAAGAATTTCAAAGCCAAAATCTGAAACGGTATGTCATGGATAAGCTCGTTGATTTTCTCGCCGTAATCGTCGCTGTAATTGCCCTGATAGTTTCCATTGCCTAATGCATTGATTCCAGTAATTTCCACCGTTCTTCAAATTCCGGTTCTGTCATGCACTTCTGGATAACCACATCGAGATATTTTTTGCGCTCTTTCGGTGTGGTCATATCCTCTATTTTTTTAACGTATGGTTTTAATATTGAGGATTTGGTTTTTTTACCGAAACTTTTTGAACTATCAGGCAGCCAATCAAATCCGATTGGTTTTCGCCCTATTCTTCTGTCCCATACGTTGTCAATGATGTTCCAGTAAATATCCAGAAGTTCTTCTTTTTCTCTGTGCTCAAGAGTTTCAAACATTTCCACTTTTTTTCTCACCACCTTTTCTAAAATTCAATCTAACCTTTTGCTCGTTTTGTTTCCGTGGTATAATTAGTGAAACATAATTTTGGGAGGTTACACATGTTAAACTCAAATAATTTTGATTGGTCTTATGTGATCTCTGGCATAACACTTGTTGTAGCCATTGTTTCACCAGTCCTTGTCACGATACTAAACAACTATCACAACTCAAAAATCCGAAAACTCGAATTGGATTATCAAAAGCAACTTTCCTATTATCAGAAACAGGAAGCTGTATTCAGTTCTTTTTTGGAGTCAGCTTCTAAACAGATCAATGCTGATTACCAATCAGAAAGAGTAGAATACATGCAATCTTACAATCATCTTTTCCTCTATTCACCAGAAGAATACTGGGAACAATTCAAAAAACTGAATGAAGCCGTTATAAAACGCGACAAAGATGAATCAACAAAATTACTATCGTCTACGGCAGTATCATTGGGAAAAATCCTGCAAGAATCTGCCCTAATGTTCCCAAAACTATAGTGTAAATAACTCCTGGTATACCAAGACCATGTTCCGATTTTCCATGCCAATATGACATTAAGCATGTAACCACAACGAATATGGTTATTGGTATTGCGTCTAGGACGCTATAATGTAGCATCTTAATTTCTCTCACCACCTTTAAGTTAAATGACGTTTAACTTTTTAATTAAAAAAATAATCTGCATATTCTTCTTGAGAAATGCCAAGTATATCACCCCATTTAACCATGTCGCTCTGGGAAAACCCGATTTTGCAATTAAGCTTTCTGGAAACAGAATTTTCAGAAAGCCCGATTTTATCAGCAAAATTACCTTGGCTTCCAAACATCTCTACAATTCTTCCTTTTAACTTATTGTATTCAAATGGCATTTGTTTGACCTCCTTTCGTTTATCATGTTTGTAGTTTAACATCGTTTAACTATTTTGTCAACAAAAAAGTTAAATTAATTTTAACTTATGTGTTGAAAGTTTAACACCTTTGTGTTATGATTGAACCATCAACAAGAAAGGAGGAAATAAAATTGAAAAACGAAATAACATCAAAAAGATTAAGACAGGCATTATCAGAAGCTAATATGAAGCCTCAAGAACTGGCAGATAAATCTGGTGTAAGTAAAGCATCAATAAGCCAATATGTTAACGGATCACATGCTCCGTCTAACATAAGCAGTGCCAAAATGGGTAAAGTATTAAATGTAGATGCTATGTGGCTTATGGGATTTGATGTTAAAAAGAGAAAAGAATTAAATTCTTTTGAAGCAAACAAAGATTTGGATATTATGGAAAAGTTCTTCTTATTAAATGAAAGAGATCAAAAAATAGTTCTTGGAATTATTGACATGATGATATCCACAGAAAAAGAGAAGTGAGTCACCCCCACCTCTCAAGAAAACGTTTTATGAAAGTGTGCAGGTACTCCAACGTACCTGCATTTTCAATTTTATTTATCATTTTGATTAATTCTTCCTTATAATCCATGCAGCTCCCCCTCTGACAAGCACGTTCTAAGATAGCGATACCGTTATTATAGAACGTATGTTCTTTATTTTCAAGTATTGATTTTTGATATCAGCTAGTATAATATAGATTATGCGAACAAATGAGGAAATTTTGTCGATAATTTGGCAAAAGAAGAAAAAAAGAGCAACCAATAACAGTTGCTCTTTTTCCTTTATTATTTTACTTCATAAGAAGCAGATTTGTATGTTATTACATTTCCAGTGGGTTCGTCAGTATCATATTGCACCGCTTCTACAGTGTGTGTACCCTCTGAAAGCATATCTCCATTAACGATCAAACTACCGTCAGTATCGGAAATCTGGTCTTTATCATTTTCCATTCCGTCAATGTAAAAATATGTAAGATGTGTACCGTCCATTTCCCTAGAACTATACCCAACTTCTGTCATTAATGTTCCGGCATCTTTCAAAAACACAGGAACATTTCCATCTTGAGACGTTCCACTAGGTGTTGAAATAAAGAATGTTCCAGAACCCATGTCCGAAAAACTAGAACCATCAAAATCCTTGTTTGATTCCTCTTTTGCTTCTTCCTTTTCTTCTGCTGCTTCTTCTTTGTTTGCAGATACTTCTTTTTGAATATCATTTGTTTTTGGCTCTGATGCTGTTTTGTTGCCACATCCGATAAAACAAGAAGAAATAGCCAACACTGAGCATAATAAAAATACAACTTTCTTTTTCATTTTATCCCCTCCGATTAATTGAATAGTTTATAGAAATAATAGCACACACATTGAAAAATGGCAATAAAAAAAGAGGGGCAAAATGCCCCTCAATCATTAATCAATATGAACTTTTCCATTTACAACCTTGCATGTTGCATCTCCGGTGTAGTTAAAGTCAACGACTCCGTTGAGCACAAGCCAGATTCCTTGGTCATTCTGAACCAATCCAGTGTAGCTAAAATCAACAGCTCCATTCTTCAGATAGAACCATCCGTTCTCGTTCTTAGCCAGACCGTTAAAATCAAAGTTTACTTTTCCGTTTTCGATTCTCCACCAGCCGTTTTCATTCTGAGCAATTCCGGTGTAGCTAAAATCAACAGCTCCATTGGTTACCTTCCACCAGCCATACTCATTCTGAGCTACGGTATTTACTCCGAAATCAACCGCACCGTTCCGGACATACCACCAGCCGTTCACGTTTTGCGCAAGCCCGGTGTAGTCTGCCGCTACCTGGTTGTTTCTGTAATAGTACCAGTTACCGTCAGATGCTTTCTGGTCTGCCAGGCCGTCCTTGATTCCGTTTGAAATAGTTGTATTCATAATTCCCTCCGCAATTGCTTTTGCAACGGATTTATAGCCGACTTTATTATACTGATTGTAATCGTCACGATCATCAACATAGCAGATTTCAATAAGCAATGCCGGCGCGTTTGTATGATTCAGAACGTATAAGTTTGGATTAATAACAATTCCTGTTCCATGTCTCTTGAAACCTATACTTTCCATTCTTGATAAAATACGTTCAGCAACAGCTTTCTTTCCCTTGTTGTCAGCATTTATATGTACTTCTACACCGCCTTGCTTACTATCTCCGTTATCATCGTTTCTGCCAGAATTAAGATGCAGCGAGAAGTCAAAGTCAACAGTATGCGCATTGCATTTTTTTACGATTTTCTCAAGCACGTCCATCTTGCCCCTGCCGTTATCCTCCGTACAATCATATACGGTGTTTCCGTACTGGCGCAGATAATTGATGAGTTCGCCTTTTACCAATCTGTTTTCTCTGGATTCGTTCAATAAATCCGATGCGCCACAAGCAATTTTACCCTCCGGGTTGTGTCCTGCATGTACGTTATATGTTGCCATTAAAAATCACTCCTATCTTTTAAAAAAACGGGCAGTGGTACTGCCGCCCACCTCCTAAGCAAACGGCTCATTCCCACATAGATTTGCCCGTGTATCAACCATTAAAAAAGTCAATATAACCATATACTCGAAAACCAGTACCAGTACATTCAAACAATTCAGTAACACCAAGAGCCGTTACTGTTCTGAACGAAACCGAACCGTCCATTGTTATTTCCATAAAACCAGGCCACCAAGTTCCTTCTGCGGCATTAAGAAGCATTACCCACTGGTATACGGTGTTTCCTTGCGGTGGATATGGACAGCTTTCAACAGCACCGACAAATTCTCCGTTCAATTTGATAAACGTTCTCTTGCCATACCTATACCATCCGTTGCTATTTTCCAAATCAAATTCACCTTTTGGAAGATTCCGCATATGTACCTCGGCAGTATATGGATCCACAACAAGTGCGGCGGTAAGAGAATTGTTTACCGTATCAACATTTTTCCATTCGTAGTTATCTTTCTGACGATCATTTGCAATCATTACCTTCGATGAAACAATGCTATCTGCGGTAATTTTTCCACCAATATTAGCATTGCCACCGTTTTGAACCGTCAATTCGTTACATGAAACTTGTCCAACGTTATCAACGGAAAAGTATGTGTCATAACCAGAGCCAGAAATGAATTCTTTGATTTCTATGAGGTTTAAATTATCATCACTTTCTCCAAAATAAAGCTCACCTCTTGTGCCGTTAAGCGTATAAAGTTGATTACCAGAAATATGAAATCCTGCAACTTGGCTTTCTCCGGTAATTGACATATTTGTTGCAGATATTTTATGTGCAAACAACTCTTCTGTATCTATCTCCTGCGATGTTACAGATTTTGCATATATCTTTCCACCATCAATATATGTCAAATCATTGTTTTTGCACCATTGCAAGATAGTTTCGTCTGCGGTGGCTCCCATTTTTTGAAATTTACCTCCAAGATTACGGTATATCGGATGTTCCGCTTGCAGCATAATCGTATCGGGAGCATAAGCAATTCCTACAAGCATGTAGTAATAACCGTCCATTGTGGTTGGTACAGTCTGTACAAGCGGTTGCTTTGAAACTGGTTTGAATCTGCTGCCATCCAGAACACCTTGTAAATATACCGCCATGTACGGCGATAATGTAACTTTCTGTGTGGCGTTTACATTAAAAGCTATCACGGTATAGTTATCTGTTCCTGTGGCATATTTTTCTATTGCAGAATTTGCGAACAGAACCGGATAGGATATATCAAAGTCGGTTCCGTCATTTAACGGATGATATCCGCTTGAATTTCCAACAATCAGAGTTCCTGCTGATATAGCACTGCTTGCCTTTATCTCAGCGGCATACTTGGTTTTGTCGAAAGTATCACCAGTATCATAGTTCGCATCGCACCACCAACCGGTGTATTTTCTGCCTGCAATGTCCACTCCATCTCTATATACCATTCTAATGATAGAACCAGCCGGATATTGTGTAGACAGCGGTGTTGTGCCGCCATAATATATGCTCACAAGCCCTGTCATTCCACCATTTGCCAAACTAAGGTTAAGAGATGCTTCACCAATTCCGGAAAACGGTAGCCAGTATGTAATCTTTTGACCATCTTTCAGTGATGAAAATGGTGCATTTCCTTTCCACTGGCTTGTATTATGTGTTTGTGTTCCAGTGATGAACGGGTCGCTGTTCTCTGCCTTTTCTATTGCGTCTACCGCATTTTCATTGGCTGTATTGATTCCTTTTGCAAGTGTAGGCTCCGTATCTATGGTAGAATCGTCATCCAAAACGATGTGTGTTCTCGTCCAGATGTATTTACCAGAAACCCAGTCCGGATATATAAAATCCCATTCACCGCCAGATAAGGAATATGATGAATCAGACAGGTAATACTGTTCCGTTACGCTCTTTGTACCTCTTCCGGTGTTACCGTAAATTCCGATAATTCTAGGTGCTGTAATGTTTACAGTGCTGTTTGAGTAAGATACAATATCATAATTCCACAGATATCTTTTTTTTGCCGTAGGATACTGGATTTTTAAGAGAAACCCAGATGTATGATTTGTTATTCCAGACGATTTATCTGTAACCAGATAATAAGATGTGATTTCGTTAATAGAAACACCTTGATATCCGATAGTTTTCTTTGCCGTGTTTACAATCAATCCATCTGTATATACAGCATTCTCATATACCCAAAGATACTTTTTATCTTCTGTTGGAATCGGCTTCGTGGTTGCGAACTCCGAATCTTCCGGTGGAACCGACATGGAATCAGATACAGCAAAATATTTCGTTATTGTTTTTATTCCATTTTCACTCGAACCGTATATGCAAACAGGATCGCTTTCAGATGTAGTACCGTTCCCGTAAGACAACCTTGTTTTTTGCCACATATACTTTCCGACTTCCCATGTTGGAGGATTAGTCTGCCAACCATCAGTAGGAGCTACTGTGTTTGAATCAGAAAGCGCATAGAAAATATCAGAACCAATCACGCTTGATTCTTTTACATCGACTATAGTATTATTTACTTTCTCAACATTTCCTTCAATATCTTCTATGGCTTTTTCCACAGAATTTCCTTTTATCTTTACGGCTGCGCCAGAAACCGTGACATCTTTCGTATCAACATCAACAGAAAAAATAATATTTCCGTCATCATCTTTTACCGTGAGACTTCCGGTATTAATCCACGATGCATTGACACCGATTGCGGTTAAAATTCTGGCAATTACATCTCCGTTTACCATGATTCCGGCAGTCCAAACAAAATTTCCGTTGCTATCTTTACTCGTAGATACTGCAATCGCTTCTGCGGTCATTTTCCAAGCCATACTTGATTCTTTCAGTGTTGGCTTATCATGGATATAAAAAATCTTTCCACCGGCAGAATTAGTTTCTTCAGTAGAATAGAAGCCAACCACATTCTCGACACGCTTGTTTAATGCTTCAATTGCGGATTTACGATCATTTTTTTCTTTTTCCACCAAATCTTTTGCTTTTGCATAATTTCTGGTGCCGTTTGAATACTTCTGCGAATTGTTCCTTATCGGTGATTCTGCGCTTGATCGGGTTGTCTGCGAGCCGTTAAGTGTATATGTTGTACCGGAAACGATCATTTTATACTGCCGGTTTTTTTCATCAGTAAAAACAACAATGTCTCCTGCTTCAATCGTAGGGTCTCCAATGTGAGTGATTTGACCGCTTCTGAATTTGAAACCAATAAATTCATCAGAAAGTCTTTCCACCACTTCTGCACCTATTCCGCTTACTATCAGATCGTTTTCCTCAATGGACACAACATAATCATCTGTTCCGGCAAAATATTCTTTCGGATCTGAATTGCTGTCTGAATTTTCTACAACCTTAAACCCGGTAATTTTAATGTCGTTTGTTGATAAGTCTTTTGAGAATGAGTTGTTGATAGAATGGTATTTTCCTTGATTATCTTCTGGGTTATCAAGCGTAGCCCTGTCAAACCATTTAATTTCCAGTTCGCCGTAGTTGTTGAATCTTGCAAAGCATCCACATAACTGGCATATCCACATAAGGGCTGTTCTACATGTCAGTCCATCTGACATAGGTTTTACATTTACCATAACTTCGCTGTGTGGAAAAGTAATTGTAGACAGCTTTACTCCGCAGTAGCTGCAAATTTCCGAAGCAATGCTTTCTAATTTAGCCGGATATAACAGCTTTGAATCATATGCAACATCTAAAAGATACATGTTGTCGTAACAAGTCAAAGTGATAAGTGATCCGTTATATTTTGTATCGGATACGGTAAACATGCCTTTACGCATTTTTTCCACGGTTCCATCATCTAACGCAAGGCCTACGATAGCATCCAGTTTTGCACCGTAAAAATCATAATCTGAATATTCTTCGTAGATATTATTCAAAATGACGGTACATTGGTTGATGATTGCACCGCCAATTTGAAATACGGAATCTTCCGAAACGGCATCTTCAATCGTGAAGCCACCAGACCACAAACAAGAGTTTGTAATCGGTATTTCTGTTCCGTCCGTAAGCGTCAGCTTAGAATAAACTCCAAAATTTCTGTTTCCATTTTTTATATTTTCTTTGTATTTATCAGATGCAGTAATCATACTTACCTCTCAATTATATCAAAGCTCACCGACTCCATAAGTTTCTTTCCGACCCACCACAATTTAGTAGGTGTTTTCTTGTCGCCGGTGTAATATTCTCGCACTTCATAATCACCAGAAAGCATATCTGGGTAATATACAAAAATGTATTGCGGATTAAACTTCTGCATTAAGAACGTTGTGTCTTTCCATCCTCTAGCCGACCATTGCACCGATAATGTACGCTTCTGACCGACACGGTTTTTCTGCATCCTTGTATCTTCTGTACGTCCGCTTTCAGATGCCGAAACGTCTTGTAATCCATATTCCAAAGATGCAGGGCACGGAATGATAAAATCATCAACCATTAGTATTACTTCATGTCCGCTAATTCCATACGTTTCGTATATATGCGGAGAAACAACGTAGTTATCACCGTTTTCTTTTTTGAACACTTGATATCTCCAAAGATATTGCCTATATGCATTTATCGTTGGAATTTCTTTAGTCCAACCAGAAGTGTTTGTGGTAATGCCACTGGAATAGCCAGAAGAAAGGTAATACGTCGTTAAATTGCCCAAAACGCCATTTTCTTTTACGTTCCATATAATTGTCGGTCGTGTCTTTTCTGACGTACCATCAGCGTATACAATGCGTTTGTAATTCCACAAATAGTAGTTTGCATAACTTGTAGGTACAAAACTACTCGACCATCCACCTGTATCATAATCAACGATTTCCGAACCGGTTGCCAGATAAAATTCTGTAATAGAAAGTATCGTATCTACTGTCGGTTTTTGATTAATGCTTGTATAATATCTTGACATTTCAACCTCTAAAAAAGAGAGCGCATTGCGCTCTCTTAATATGACGGTACAGGTTTCATCCTGTACTCAATTTTCTGTTGTCCTCTTGATACAGCTCTTGCAAGGGCTTCATCTGTCGTTTTGAACTCCGCAACACACTGAACATTAACGTCTTGCCGGTTATTCATAAGTGCCATAGCAACACCACGCTCAACAGCATCTTGCATTTGCTCTTCGGAAATACCAATTCCGCTAGAGTTCTTCATAATACTGTCAGCAATCATGCTCATGGTCTTTCTATTTTCCAACGGCAATACTGCTTCATCTCCTGCTTCACCGACACCAATCATAGACGCTTTAGTGAAATATCCACCAGTTTTATACCAGTTGATATTAAATTTTGGTATAGAGAATTTTGCATCTCCTATGCCAATATCGGTTTTTGTCCACTCAATGTGCGGTAGCTTGATTTTTACAGATGTCAGACCGTTTACAAATCCTTGGATTGCTTCCTTGCCGATCGCGGATAAGTTACCCATTCCAGATCTGATTTTTCCAGGAATACCACTAATCAAATCATAAAACGTATGGATACCATTGTTGAATCCATTCTTTAATCCGGAAACGATGTCGGCACCTTTAGGTGATACTACATTTAGAATGTTTCCGATTTTGTCAAATGTCTGCTTTCCGATTTTTGAAACCGTGTTCAAGAATCCATTTTCTTTCACAGATTCCCAACCGGCTCTTAATCCGCTGATTGCGTCTGAACCTTTTGATTTAATCCACTGTGTAGCATTTCCAGCTTTTTCCTTTACATAAGAGCCAATTTTCTGTGCTGCCTGACCTACTTTGCTTTCTTTTACGGAATCCCAACCAGTACGCAGTCCCTCAAGCGCGTTTTGCCCTTTGTCCTTAATCCATTCTTTGGCATCTCCAAGTTTATCTTTGATTTTGCCCGGTAAATCTCCAAACCATGTAAGAACATCTGTTATCTTTTCGCCGAGACCTCCAAGCAATCCCTCAAGGATATTCTTTCCTATATCTGCAAATACAGTAGATGGCGAATGAATACCAAGTCCGTTTTTAAATCCATCAACAAAACCAGATATAAAATCTGTGATTGCAGTCCAGACGTTTTCTATCATTCCAGTAAATCCATCAATCAGACCTTGAATAATGTTTTTTCCGATTTCAAGCATTTTATTTGGAATATCAAGTGCCTGTATTTTACCTGGTATTTCTCGGAAGAAATCAGCTATTTTACCAGGGAGTTCCTTAAAGAAATCAATAATTTTACTTATGATTTTTGGAACTTCTGTAATGACCGTTTTTACAGCATCAATCGCAAATTTTAAGATTTTTCCGTTGATAAGACCTAATTCGTAACCGATTTTCCCCGGAAGTTCGCTGAAAAATCCAGCTATCTTGCCCGGTAACTCTTTGAAAAATTCCTTGATTTTATCCCAGTTCTTTACAATTGCAACGATAGCCGCTATCGTCGCTACAATAGCTGCTATGATAATTCCACCACCAGCAACAACCGCTGCCGTTCCAGACAGACCTATTGAAGTTCCTACGGATGCAAACAGACCTGTTATTCCCGGGATAAGAGTTAATGTAAAAAACTCTTTAATTGGCGTAAAAATAACTCCAGATAATACTTTCGGTAATGTTGCACCAGTTTCTGCCATAGTAGTTGTTATCGTTTGGATAAGAGTGCTTGAAGGGAACAAACTTGAAAGCAATTTCCCAATTCCAGCGTAGGAAATAGCGTTTGTAAATAATGTCTTTATCCCTGTTCCGATCACTGTAGAGAGTGTTGCGTTTGCGGCAACTTCTAATCCAAAGTTTGTTGCAATAGCCGCAGCTATTTTTTGGGAAATGTAAACTCCTATTGATTTCAAGATATCTTTTCCGATTATAAAGGAAGCAATCTTTTTGATTTCCACTGCCCCAATTATTATAGCAATTGTTTTTAAATCTATCGTTGTTATGAAGTCTTTAATTCCATTCCAGACAGATTTCCAATCGACATTCTGAATAGCAGTGACTAACGTATTCCATACACCTTGAACAAATGTATTTATTGTTGTTGCTAATGCTTTAAAATCGAAGTTCCGGAAAAATCCGTTAATTCCGGCAGCGATAGATAAGCCAAGGTTTGTCCAATCAAACGTTGTTCCGAAAGCAAGTGCCGCATAAATGGCAGTATTCAGTGAATTGGAAATAGTTTTTCCCACATTGTAAAACAGTCTCGGAGAAATCAATCCATTAAGGAAATCTGCAAGTCCTGTGCCAAAGTTTCGTGCTTTTTGATATACGCTATCCCAGTTGATGCTTTCCATAGCTTTTGAAAGCGTGTCACTGATATACCGTCCAAGATCGTACAGATTATCAATATTGCTTTCGAACATAGTAGTAACACGTTTCCATGTTCCTTGATTAGAACCAGAACCACCGCCAGTTCCGCCAGAACCGCCACTTCCAGAACCTTTTCCACCAGAACCGCCACTTCCAGAACCAGAACTATCGCTGTTATCAGACAGCTTATTTAACTGGTCAAATGGTAAGGTAGACAGCGTCTTTTTCAGCTGTTTTGCCGACTTATTTGCTTTGTCTGTATTTTTTGATGCATCACCTGTACTATCTGCCAAATCACCAGCACTGTCAGAAGCATTTCCAAGGTCTACTGCTATTCCGGCAGAACCAGATTCATACTCCCAACCAAAGATTTTCCCAAGAGCAGCTGATACTTTCTCTGCAAACTGCGTAACAGCCATAAGAGCCGCATTTAACGCTTTTACCATAGGTTTTAATGCGTTGATAATCGGCTGACCAATAACAGCTCCTAAACGTTTGAAATTCTCTCGCAACATTCGCACTTGGTTCGCCCATGTATCGGCAGTGCGTGAGAAGTCCCCCTGTGCAGCTGTCGTATTAGCAAGAACATACTGGTATCTCAGCATCGTTTTTTCTGCCTGCGACATAGATTCTATGTCCGCATCCATGCCGTTTTTCATAGCCCACTCTTTAAGTGTTGCTTGTGTTAAATCAAGACCGTACTGTCTAAGTGGTACAACCATTCCAGTGAATACAGATCGTAAGTCCTCTGCTACTTCCGCTTGGTCTTTGTTGTAGAAAGATGCCATGTCACCGGCTAATTTTGTAAGGTTCAAAGATACATCGGCAAGACTATCAGATGCACCAACATAACCGTCTGTTGTTTTCTGCAAAAAGTCATTTGCTTTTGCTATCTGGCTTGTACCGATACCCATTGCAGAACCCATTGCCTGGAACTGCGAAGCATATGTCTTGAACGATAATTCAGACATGCCAAGCGTTTCAATACTTTTCTTTGCGTATTCCTCAACCTTGCCTGTCATTGCACCGAATGTAGTGTCTACAACGTTCTGTACCTCTGTCAGATCAGATGCAAGGTTTACAGCATCTTTCAATTTTCCCGCTGCACGAATAACCATCCAGTACGAAGCGTATAGTCTACCAATAGCAGAAGCCAAACTGAATGTACTTAATTTTGAACTTTTTACAGATCCAGAATAACTGGTTAAGCTACTCTTCAATGAGTTAGCTGCTTTGCCGGCAGATGAACCAGTTCTTGACAGCTTCGCCAATGCGTTAGTCATATCTATAAGATTCTGGCTAACTCTCGGTGCTTTAGACAACTCTGTCATTAATTGCTTCATTGCTGTGGCAAGTTTCGGTATGTTTTCAATCGCTTTTGTTGAAGATGTATAACCCAACTGTTTAATTCCGGTCGCTAAATCTGCCAGATTCTTTGAAGCTGCACCCATTCCAGATAGTGTGTTAAGGGATTTACCAATCTGACCGATAGAAGATGCTGCACGATTAAGTGCCGCCGTATTGACAGCTGACATCTTTTCGATGCCCTTAGCCGCTCTTGTAAAATCAGCAGTTCCAACTGATTTCATATTTGTCATAGCAGAAGCTAATCTGTTCACTCCGTTAGCCATACCTGTTATCGAGCCAGTATTTACAGAACCAAGTGAAGCAGAAAGCCGACCCAATTTGTTACACAAATTATCAATAGCATTGCTTGCTGTTTTGGCCTGCGCCGATATTTTTATTTCAAGGTTATCAATATTCGCCAATCATTTCACCAACTTTCGTATAACAAAAAAGACGGCAACCACATTAGCTACCGTCTGTATTTTTTTTTCGATGTGCTATGTCAAAATTAGCTTTCATTGTCTGCATTTTTAATACAAATGCTTCTCTTTGCTTTTTAAGTTCCTCTTCTGACATTTCACCATCATCATCTTTTTTGCTAAGCAAAGGATGTTCCAAGTATTCAGTTTTTGCTTTGCGACCATTAACGCAATGATCTATGGCAAATGAAAAAGCGGATATCCCGTAAGTGCCAAACCATAACCACATATCGCTATCTTGCCGTTCTCTTTGAAGATTAAAGCCGTCAAAACATCTTTTCAACATGATAGGTGTCATATGTTTAAACTGTTCAACACTAATTCCAATCGAAAATGCTCTAGGAAATATGTCATCCCATATTATTTCGTGGAATCCTTTTTCTTGTGATCCTGCGGAACTTTTTTTGGTTTCTCCTGTGTCTCCGGATACATCTCCGCAATCATGTCGTTCAGTCCGGACAGGTCGAAAAAACCATCTTCTTTCATCCACTCCTGGATGTCTTTGAATAATTTTGCGTAAGAAATTTTGTTCTCGCGCATATATCCGCGCATGATTTCAACAGTCTCTTTCTCTGTTTTCGGATTATGCTCAAGCAGACCTGCGAAAAATGCAATTCTACATGTTTCCGGCATGTCAGCGACCTGTTTCGCAGCACCATCAAGCATATTTTTCACGGTTACTTCTTCATCAAGGTCTTTCATATCTTCTGCAACATAAGACATGGTCATAATCTTGAACATTCTGTTCACAAGATTTTTGCACTCTGCTGCCGCAAAAGTAAACTCTAATTTATATTCGTTACCATTAACTGTAATTGTTTTCATATTTATTTCCTTTCCCACCTATTTTTTATAGGGAAAGGGGCAGTCCGAAAACCGCCCCTTAACTTTTATCACATAGTCAAATCATAATCGGCTGTAGGTTCGGCATAGCCATTCAAATCAGCCGTTTCCATTGAATGGCTAGTTATTCCCCCGGTGTCGGTTCTACAACTGTATCGCTTCCGATCATTTCCTCAATAATCAGATTTATGGTCATAGTCAGCAAACTGTTCTGTTCTTTCGATGAAATCGGAAGTTTTGACGGCGGCTGTGCTACGACATATTCAGCCTTTTCGAATCCCGGGGTAATGGTCTCGAACCACATTCTTTTACCACCGGTTAATGCCTGATAGGCGGAGATTACCTTTTCCCATTCTGCAATTGTTTCATTGGTTTTATTGACTTCTACTGCCATTGTATCGGAAACAGTGTCACGTCCAGCGATGTTTCTGGTCTGTTTGTCCTCTAAGGCAGATGCGTCAATAGATTCCGGTTCTACCGTAACTTCGCCAATGTTATTAATACGCGTCAATAAAGTAAAAGCAGTCGGTTTAGTTCCGGCTGTTGTTTCAACACCATATGCAAATTTAATGCCAAGTGAGCTTACTCCTGCTGTTGCCATGTTTGCTTACCTCCTAAAGTGTAAAAAAATAAGAGCCATAGGCTCTCTAAATCAATCTGTCATTAGCACCGATTATTCTTTGAAATCGTGCTGTTTTTCTGTAGGTTTCCCCGTTATATTCAAAGTCTGGCATTGACTGAACTGTGAAAGCCATCTGTTTAAAGATACTCGCCACAGTACACATTACCCGGTTCACATCCGCTCTGCTTGTGTTTGTAGTAACATCAACCTGTATGGTTTCAAGCACCGCATTAATGCTTTTTCCCTCAAGGTCTGCGCCACGCTCAGAGCCAGACAATTCTTGAATATATACGGTTGGGAAAACTGCTTTTCCATTTGTTTTCCCTTTATCCGTAACAAATATGTCCGGATATTTACTTTTCAATTCTGCCAACGTTTTTGATTTTACGATAGAAAATATCGTTGTGCCTAAATCAAACGCCCATTGGTTGTCTGTAACCATTATCCGAACACCTCCAAAAGAAAAGCACAAGGGCTATCCCTTGTGCTTCGTGCGTAAATTTCCTTTAAAAAACAACTCATCATAATCCCGTACGCCTTTCTTCCATCTATGCCAAACCAAGTTTGGAGAAATGCCTAATTCATTTGCGGTTCTTGCAAGATGTATTTTTTTACCATCAATTTCAACGACTGTTGTTTTTCTAGTATTCCATGCTTGTTCCGATCTTGGTATCCATTTGCAATTATCAGGCGAATATCCCTTGTTGACATCTATCCTTTCGATAGACAAACCTTTTTTATAACCGTTTTCCTCTCCCCATTTGCAAAAATTTTCTACCTTATGCCAATCTTCGCAAACTTTAATACCTCTTCCACCGTAGTCCTTATATGCCAGATTGTTTGGATTGTTACATCTATTCATCATTCCGCTCCATATAGGAAATAGTGGATGATTTGTCATATTGTGATTCCTTTTTATCCCAAGATTTTTTATATCTTGTTCTTTTTTTATACAACCACATGATTGAACAACTTTTAATGCATCACTACGTATAGACTTTATATTTCCGCAATCGCATTGGCATATCCAATATGTTTTCCGATTACTTTTTTCTTCATCCACTTTGACAACTGTAAGTCTACCAAATCTCTTTCCAGTTAAATCTATTCGGTTTTCCCCTTTGATAAACTGTCCTTTTTCATTTCTTTTCATGTTGTCCATCTCCTTTTTTAAACTTTATAGTTTAATTATACATATTTTTTGATGTTTTTCAACATTTTTTTAACTTTACAGTTTATATTTAATATGATAGAATCAAATCAAAAATGGAGATTATTATGTTAAAAAATGATTTAAAAGTCCTAATTAAATCTCAAGGGTATTCGATGTCACAAGTTAATGATTTGTTAAATCAAAAACATGGCACAAACTTTAGCATCCAAAATTTTTCAAATAAATTAAGAAGAGAAAGTTTTTCATATAATGAGGTTAAAGAAATATTAGGCATCATTGGCTATGATATAAAATGGGAAAAAAAATCTACCCAAAAATTTCTTTAACAACTTCTTTTATATCATTTTGGATTTCGATAGACGCATTAAACATTGGCATTTTTGGTTCTATACCATATGAGTGGTTCAAATTTCCATCCAGATCAACCCAATACCAACCCTCATCATCAAAAGCATGTGTTTGATTCGGAAAAGTGCCTTGTCCTACGCCTTGCACGTTTTTTGGATTTTTCGCTTTATATCCACTTCCAAATTCAACCATAAGTAGCGGAGACACTTCCGCACTTTTTATTCCATCTGCGGTTTTCCATTGGCTTATTATCTTTGAAATATCCTTTGCAACAATAATAGCTGTACAACCGTTTTTTTCTGGAATAACTTTTTTCTCGAAAGTTATATAATGTCCGAAGTTGCCAGTGTTATTTCTGGCAACTTCAATGCCCCTATCAGCCAGTTTTTGTGCCAGTAGGCTACATTTATACTCTAAGCTGTTTTGATAGTCTCTAAGCTGTTTTATTGCGTTCTGTATGGATTTTTCTGATAATGTCATTGAAATCACTTTTTTCGCCATAAGAAACCTACTTTACATTTTTCTGCAAAAGGAACAGATCTACGGTCAATCCCTCGTCTGCAACTCCTTTTACAATGTAGTCTGCCGTTTTTACATCTACTAATCCATCTGCATCTCTGCCGACATTTGATTTTTTCCAGATGTAGTCCCCGGACTTAATTGGCAAATATCCTTTGTTTGTAACAATCTGGCAGTATGATGAACTGTCATCAATACCGAACTCTTTTACAAGCACCTCACTCAGTTTGTTACTGATATTTGCAGAAAAAGTAACTGGCTCAGAAAAGCCAGTTTTTTCTTCGATGTTCTGAGGAATCTTATTTCCATCATCATCAAGATAATAGATTTTGTTTCCGTCAGAATCCGTGTAGGATGTGTAGATGATGTTTCCATCATCGTCACGTTCATATACAGTGAAACGCTGTCCTTGCAACGAATACTGCATACGCTGTTTATTAATATCAAGCATTTGTATCAGAACCCTTTTTAGCCTGTTTGTATATCTGATTTACTCCTGTGCTTGCCAGACCGGACATAATACCTACTGCGATCGCATTAAGTACATCATGCGCCGGATAATCCGGAATGATATACATGCCAACTACACCAAGAATACCGCCAGCAATGCCAACGATAACCGGGATGTAATTATCCTTTACTTTCGGGAACAATTTTGCTCCAACACCAATTAAATAAGTAATAACAACAATCGCAACGACTGTTGAAACCTGTGAAATATCCATTTTATTTTCCTGCTTTCTTTAAATGTAACTCTTCAATTTCCTGTTTCATTTTTGTCACCATTCCATTTCCACCGAGTGAATGATATACATCGTACATATCATTGAAATTATCATACGCATATGACGGTATTTCGCCTAACTCCATATACTTGTCATGATATTCAATGAGTTGTACTTTAAGCAAAAGCATTGTTCCTTTGCTGTTCTTTTCACGCAATTCTTTTTCGGCTTCAATTCTGGCATCACGTTCTTCTTTGTCGATTTTTTTCTGTTTTTTCTGTTCTTTCAACAGCCAGACAATATACCCAAGAAGAGCCGCTAAAATAACAGGCAGAACTATCATATATGTTTGATATAAAAACTCACTCATGTTATCTCCTGTAAAAACTTTGCATACCGCCCACCGCCACTAATGCTGTATGCCCCTGCTACCGTTGGTAACGCTCAATCTTCTATATTGCTTTTACATACGGGAAAATTCCCGCAAATAAATCGTCGCGACTTATCCAGTTTCTGCTTACTCCGTTCTCTGTATATGACTGCATATAAGCTTCTCCCGCCTGTGAACAATCGTAAACAACAATGTTTATAATGTTGTTTTCGTATTTCTTTAAATCTGCATATATCTGTTCTTCCGTGTAGCTTGCCGGATAATTGCGACGTTGTGTAATCTCTGTGTTTACCTGCTCAATAAGCTGCTCAATCAGAGGATTCTTTTCTGGCTGGTCAAACTCAACCTCGCCAGATTCATTCATATGGTATTGACCAATCCGTATTTTGATTTTCTGCAAAGTTGAATATGCCATGCTGCAACCTCCTACAGACCAAACAGATTAATCAGATACTCTTTCATTTCTGCCCCGGTCATAATGTCCGCATTTTCAACGCCAGTACCCATAACAATCTGACGCAGATCAGAAACGCTCATTCGGTTGATGTCTGTCTTTGTATATTTGGAATCCTTGGTGGACAGCCCGGAGGGAGCCAGCCAGTCC